TGATCTTAATTATAATCCTCGTTCTTCTGTTTACTTTTGGCATGGTTGCAGAGTTTGCTCTGGAAATAAAGTCACAAAAAGAGCAAGAAGAACGCGCAAGGAAATATCTTGCTCAGCCTTTGGTTTGGTGTGAAATGCTTCAACGTTGGCAATAAAGCCTACAGCGCCGTAATTATTGCTACACTCATGCTTATCCTTGCTCCGATGGCGGGAGCTAAATTTGCTTACGACAAGGACGAGGGAACTGTAGCAGATATCCTTTTAGAATCTATATGGTTTTATGCTAGCGTGGCAGCAATTTACACAGCGATTCTGGTGATTAGTGATTTGACTTGGTAGGATGAGTAACTACCCTCCTTGTATTGGCAATTAAAGGAGAGACATGATGGCTTATAATATAATCGTAAAACAAACACTCCATTCAAAGCATGGGCGATCCGGATCAAGGGGGATGTGTTTAATGATTATGATGAGGATGAAGAAGGCCCTGATGAGTATTGAATATTAATCTAAAACAAACACAGCCCCTCTTTTGGGGCTTTTCCTTTTGAATGTGGAATAAGAGGTGTGGTATGACAACTGATGTAGAACAAAAGATTGAGCAGTGTGATGCAAAACTATTGCAGTATCAAGAAGAGGACAGCCGTCTCCGATTGGAGCTAAAGAAGCTTTCTAAGCTTATTAGTGCCGAAAAAGGCAAGAAACTTATTCTCGAGGGTAAGTCTTACTATGTATACGTTGTCTATGTAGACGCTCATCCGGTGTACATCGGAAAGGGTAAAGGAGATCGATATAAGCACGCTATTAGCGGTGTGTCATCTTGTGCTGAGCTAAACCGGGACTACTTTGCAAACAAATATATTGAAGTAAGGAAGGTTTACACTGACCTAACAGAACAACAGGCATTACGCTTTGAGGATGAGTTTATTGGGTACTTTAGTGAATACTCAATTTACACGGGTGTACCAATCTATAATCGAACAAAGTCAAAGACTTATTCTTACATGGATATTCACCCAACCTATTACTACTGGGCAGCAACTCACGCAATTGATAACTCAGAAAAGAAGGGTGTTAGGGTAGTTCAGCCGGACGAATATGTGCATCCAAAACCTGAGTACGAATATGCCTAAGCTCAGTATTTTTAGTCTGTCACTGGATGAGGTAGAACGCATGGTAAGCGAGAACGCTGATAGCTTGATAGCAGAAGGTAAAGCAGCTTGGCTTAAGCGCCGTAAGGCTTCACACAAGAACACAATGGATGATAAGCAACAGGAATATCAATTGGCACACATCGAACGTAAGAGGCTAGAACAAATCGAGAATGGACACTACTAAACCAACAAAGGAAGAAAAACAAAGGCTGAAAGAACAAGCTATTGAATTGAGACTAGAAGGCTATACACACAAAGAGATATCAAGCCTCCTGGACGGAAAGCTATCTATGGACCAACTAAAGCGACTGTTGCGGGGAATCAAACCTAAACCATTGCAGAACACAATCAAAGAGGCATTCTGTAATGAGTGGTATGGAAGAGAGGATAGCGACACTTGGCCTGTATGGATAGATGATATCGTCACTGGTGTAGCTCGCCTAGATTGGTATGGTGACAAGGACAACCAGATACCACTATCAACAACCAAGATAATCACCTGCTACCTTTGGCTAGATGCGTTTACAATCGAGGGTATCATGTCTTTGCTTGAGTGTAGCAAGTGGGTAGCCAGAATATATCTTAACGCTTGTCGAATAGCCTACCCATTCTTTGCTCGCTCACTGGGTAATGAGGCCGTATTGAGAATGAAATACCCCAGACACTCAATTGTAAGTGAAGAGCACGGTATTGATGAAGAGTATCACCTATCAGAGCTTCAATGGGTCTTGTACGGACGCCACAAATAGGAACTGCACTTTCCGTTGGCATAATAAGTATAAGAAAGCTAACAATATCAGCTAAGATAAAATCGCACTTTTGATTGGCATAATAGATATAGTATTGTTAAGATAGATATTACACTTTTGATTGGCATAATAGATATATGGATGGTGATGATATAAACACAGAAAGAATTAGGAATCAGGAAGGCTGTTAATGAAACTACACTTTCATGTAGCATAATAATAATACAGTCTAGATGTTCTGCAAAGTTTATAACTTTTATAGGGTACAAATGTTATAAATGAAAGCTGGAGGCCTTGAATTACGTGGTCTGTAGCCATTTACCCCTAAAGGACAAAGGGTTGGATATACTATATTTATAGAGCCATGGAAGAGTACTTAGATACACTCATTAGCCCCCTTAACCGGGGCTTTCTTTTGTCTGTAATTAAGTAAAGACACTACCTAATATTCTGGTGGCAATACCAGAGGAATAACACTATCAATAGCGATGCTATTAGTAACGGCGCTTGTGCTCTTGCTGTTCGCAATCACACCAACGCCTCTGATGTTAAGGATGTACTCAGTACAAATAAAAAGAAAACACAAATCTAATCTTTTAGCTTTTGACTTTGCTTTATGCTCTTGCTTTACGCTGTTGATGTTCTTATGTGCAATAAGACATAGCCTGCACATAACATTACCATCTGCTCTTCTTTAAGTCTTCTATACTGCTATTCCTGTTTATATACATAAACAAATATGTATTCAGGATGATACATCCTGTTATTTGATGTCTTATGTGCTATGTACATAGGTATAGATACACTAAGAATATAAGTAATACTCTTCGTTATTCAGAATATCTGAGTAATATCATATATTAGCTAATGTATTATTCCTATTGGCTTTGCCAATGATGTAGCTAATGTTCTGTGTGTTGCACACAGGAAAAGACTATTCTTCTTAAGTATTCATCATCTAGGATAGGCGTGACAGTACGACAGTAATGTGTGGTCACTATCCTTGTGCTATCTAGTGAATGTTAAGCCTCGCTTTCTTCCCTTTCTCTTATGTTCCACGTGGAACATACCAATAATCCACATTAATCAGCAATAAATATGCCAATATCTTCTATATTGAGCAATATAATTACATTCTGGGCAGTAATAGGGAGAATTCATTGTTATTAGCTAAGTTAAGAGGATATAGTGTGTCATAGGTGGGAATTCAGCTTTGATTAGAGGGATGTAGCCTGGGAGATAGTGGTATGGCTATTGGTAAGTGTGTGGTGATAGGAATTATTTATATGATTGACAGGAGAAGGAAAGGATGGGTGAAGGTAAAGTGGTTATAAGAGGGGAAGATTATTGACATTTAGGTTCTACGCATAATATAGAATATGTAACCACGATTATGTGAAATGCTGGGAGGGGTGCCAGTTCAAATATGAAACAGTATGTCAACCGTAATATTCTTAGTATAGATATATCACATCAATAAGTAGTCAGTGATAGAGTTAGACTGTGGATCGGGTCGGCAAGCATGGTCGATAGCTAGCATCTATGGGGATTTGTAGAAAGGTAGGCATACTCTATGGCTGCGGGGTACGGGGAGGTTCGACGCATCAGGTCAATATCCAACAATTTCAGGGACAGTTGTTATCCCGGATTTACTCTGCCACGGATTTTCCTCCAGACAAAAGAAAGCCCTCGATTAAGAGGGCATATTGGTTTTACGGGAAAATTAGATTTCTGGGGATTTTAAACTCTAACTCCTCCATTCTTTTCAAAGATGTGTATCACCTGCTCTAAGTGTGTAACAGTGGTTGTCTCAGTATATCCATCTGGCATATCTCGCTTAGATACAACACCAGTTGGTAAAGTCTTCAGGCATTCTCTTTCTGCTGATCTACAAGAGATTACATCTTCATACTTCCAAACTGCATAATTAACCACATCGAAGACTGCTGTTGAGTTCTGTTGTTTAGCCCTTTCTAGTGCAAGGTTCGCAACACCAAACTTGATGGCAACAGTGTTATCCCCATCCTTTAATAGATTGATATAAGTTTCTTGAGGTCTACCAATAGCACAAGCACAACACCTGCTACCTTTGTAGAATCCAACAACATGGGCCTCACCTTCAGTGTCACATTCTGGACAATACACAAACCAATACTTCTTGTGTCCGTTCTTATCTAGACGGTCACTACGTCTGAATATAGTTCCTTCCGCAAAACCACCAGAAGACATAAAGGTATCAATCATATCTTGATCATCCTTTCGTTTAAAGTCACCCATACGGACAGCGAAACAGCCCGGACAACCCTTCTCAAATGCCGGACTAAGTACGCCACTTAGTTTCCAACTTCCATAGTCTCCATGGTCTGGACAACTTAATAGAACACCTGTCTTATTTGCAGTAGTGAATGGTGTACTCCAGCCTTTAAAGATGATTCCTCGTTCTTTACACGCTCTGTGTAGTCGCACCTTATATTGATCTTCTGTCCAATTACATTTAATAGAGCAACCACAGGGTTTTGTACCTCTATCCAGATGCCCTTTAAGTGATATGAAGTAACCCTCACCATGTAACTCTTTGTCGTCTGAACACACAGAACACCTTACAATATAACGCTTACGATTAGCTCCAGTCTCACCATTATGCCCAACAATAGTGAGTGAGCTTGTTTCATACCGATATACCGTACCTGTATACTTGTCTTGGTGCAATACTCCGTCTACCACTAGGTCTTTCAAATTAGCCAACTACCATCCCTTCATATCATATGACCCGCATAACATAAACAAAAAGCCCACAACTAAGTGGGCTACATACTTAATCTACTTCCTCTTCTGTCTAATCAAGATATCACCATCTTCATCAACGGTTCACTCGTCTCAAACGTGTCATTGTATTGCTTCACGCAATCATCTACATCTGCTCTTTGAGAGATGCTAAATGGAATACCATTGAAGTTAAACTTAACAAAGGCTAGGTCATTCTGGATAGCAAGAGTACGTGCTTCTGTCACAGCTTGTGCTACAGATGTCCCTGCTAAGAATTCTACGTTGATAATGATGTTACTCATCTATTCCTCCCAATCACTATAAGAATCTTCACAACAAACTTCACATTGGTATTCACAGTCTTTGCAAGGGACTACCCATCTGTGTTCATTACCACAGTGCTGACAATCCCAAGCATATCCTACAACACCATAGTCATCACTGAGTGGTTGCCATTCAATTGTTTTCATTCCGACCCTTAATAAAATGATGATAAAACCAGTAAGTTATTGTCACAGGCCAAAACAAAGCAGCGATGAAGAGTATCGGTGTGTGGACTAGCTTAAATTCATCATTCAGGAGTCCCGCCATCAACCCAAACAAGATAGCAGTTACCAGTAAATACCAATAAATGGATAGCATCACTTAATATCTCCTTTCAATACAAACACACTGAACAGTCCCGCCCAAGCAATCAACAACCCGAAGCTGTTAGTTGGGAGTGACAGGACGCCGTAGAGTATCCAAGCTGATGCTATAAATGCGTTTCTTTTATGTTCTTCAGTCATCATTCACCTCCAATTATTAACCACATAGAATCCAACAAGAACTAAGCTGCTTAGTCCCCACGCTAGTATTACCAGTAGCACTGACATTAGCGTGTAGGCTTCTTTGGAGGAGGAGCACTAGGTGCTGGTGGTCTGATATTCCTCAGCCAAGAATCGATCTTTTCATCGCACTCTTTAGCTGTCTTGCAGCAATCAGAGCAAGAGTATTCGATAAATCGTCCCTGATTAATCCAACACCATCTCTTCTCTCGTCTAAACTCTTGCTCGCAAAAGAAGCACTCTTTCCATGAGAATAGACTGAAGTGTGAACTAATGTTGTGTTTTGTAGATGTATTTTCTCGCTTCATTCTTCGTACACCACTTCACCATCCTCTACTAGAGATCCTGACTTAAGTTTAGTCAGTTGTGCTTTAGCATAAACCAATGTCAAGAATGGTCCATATTTCAGTGTCTTCCACCTACCATACCAAGTCTTCTTCTGAATGTCATATGCTCTGTTGTACCCGTAAAAGGATACCTCACCAATTAGTTTATACATGGGAACAGATACTATACGGTATTCAGTCATCACTCATCTCCCTTCACTGCACGCCATTCTTTCCAAGCCTGAACATAGACTTCCCATTTCTCAGTATTGTTGTAGTCTGAGATGTATGCTTCCATCTTCTGGATGAGGTTGTCTAGGATCTCTTTCTTAGTCATTTCACATCCCCGGTAACAGACTCAAACACACTACATTCACTTACCATCTCAATGAAGGTATCACCAATAATAGGTACTTCAATTTCAAGAATGTAATACACAATCCCATTGTATTCAAAGATATTAATCACCTTCCCACAACGGTAGTCTTGAATCCAGCGGTCAAAGTAGCAGAGTGAATCACCAAATGTATAGGCTGCCATATCTATTCTCCATAATTCTTTAGGTAAAAAGAAAGCTCCAACGTCTTTCAACGAAGGAGTCTCATGTTAGCTTGTCATCTGTTGTGTGTCAATTGGTTTTATCAATAAATCGAAGGCCATCTTCATAGAGATTCTTGGCTGTTGTTAGCAAAGCCCCAAGGGGTGTATCGGAGAGTTCAGTTTGCCGAACAAGATGACGATAAATTAGGTCTACTTGACATTTCTCTTCTTTCTCAGCTTCAATCTCTTGATTGGTCTTAATCTTTTGGTAGTCATTAGTCCACCACAGAAGGTATTTGCGCTCACCTTCCAAACCAACCACTGCAACCACCTCTTCTTGTTGTTCTGTACCCACTGGTTGACAGATCACCTTGACTTTATGCAAAGTACTCCCATCTGCACGAGCCATACAAATCGTACCATTCGGAGGGACACCTTCCCCGTTCCAGAGGCTTTCTTTTGGTTCTGGACGGGTCTCTGTGTAAATCAACATATCCTTAGTAAAGACATCCAGTCCCCACTTCAGTTGACCAAGATCCCAGTTTTGATGATAGAGATAGTTATCCTCGTCGTACCAAAGAACATATTCTGAAGAGTAGTACTGACAAACACCAACATGTGTAGCCCACTCAGGGGCATCTTTCCAATCCCACTTCTTATCTTGCATAATTTCTCCTTAATTCACTTGCGTCTTAGCACGGTTATTAGCTTCCACCCACACTTCATAATTAAGTGTAGACAAATGCTCGTTAGTAAGCTGATCCATCCAATACAACACATTCTTGTAGGCTGCAAAGCTCTCAGAATATCCACAACTCATCTTGCAAGACTTCTCCTGTCCACATTGAGGACACTTAAGCTTGTCAATCCTTTCTTGCTTAGTCATTTCTTGCTTAGTCATTTCTTGTACATTCTCCAGAAAACAAACACAATTACAAGCCCTAATATTGGCTCTACGACACTCAGAATAGCAAGCAACGTCATAGCTGTCCAGCGCTTCCTGTGTATTCCAACAAATAAGCTTTACTTCCATCGCTCTGCTGCATGATATTGATAGCCAAATGTTGTGGCTGCGTAATTGTGCAAAAATCCAAGGCTGCTGTCAAGTTTGTAAACCATCGTTGACGTTTCTGCATCACCTCTACAACACCAGAGATTGGTTCTTGTTGGGTTTCTTCTTTGGTTTCTACGATTTCACTCAAAGCTCTTATCCTCTTGCTTTGTTGTACTGGTGCAGAAGAATACTCTGTAGCAGCGGGTCATTCCAGTCATACTCATCTGGAATATCCAGCACTACAGCTTTACGTCCAACAAGACTCAACTCTTCGTCACCAAGTGCATCAAAGCTACTCTTGTTAACAAATACAATCTCTTCTGCCCAGCGGATAAGTACTTCACTGATTGGAATAAGTGCAAACTCTTTCTCTGTACCACAAGCACGAGTGTTATAGCCATACTCTTTGTGCAAAACATTAGCGAGCGTTGGACTTCGCAGTAATCCTGCTGAGCAACAGCACAGAACACGTTTAGCTTCTGTCTGGTAAGGATTCTTCGCATTCCCAATTTGATTTCTTGTCGCTCTAATCATTGTGTACCCCCCAGTTATTCGTAATCTCTTATTGCCACACCACACGGAAATTGTGGCAGTTTACTGTCTTTGTAGCGACATTGATACTTAACTGTAAGCCTCTTACCGATAAACTCTTTTGGGTTATTCAGTTGGTACTTACGCTGTTCAAAATCGCCATAAGTTACAGTGAACGTTGCTTTGGCTGTTGTATCATAAACTTCAAATACTGCATTACCGTTACGATCTTCTCTAACACCAATAATCTCAAACTCTTCATCCATAAAGTCTTTGCGTTTCTGAAGGTCTGCTGATCGTTTACCAGATTCATATACTCCATCGTAATTGCGGAGCATGATTCCTTCGTAGCCCTCAGATACATATAGCTTGTGCAACTCTTTCAACCGCTCTTCATCAGAAACATCATCATAGGTAAGGGCATCCACTTGATGACCGATGGTTCGTCCATGGATAGCAACAACATCCTTAATGCGATTAGAGAACTTTTCATCATTCACAACATCGAAGACAACAAACCATAGATCGAGCGTATCTTTGTTTGGTTTCTTTACAGCGGAAACAATTTCTTCCAAATACTTACCATGAATATACAATTCTCCATCCCAGATCTCACCTACCTCCATACACTTCATGAGTGATGTTTTAACGTGCCCTACTTCATACTCTTTCCCGCCACGAGACTTAAGCTCTACTCGATCTTGGTGACGAATGGCAAGACAGCGCACACCATCCAGCTTACGACTAGCGTAGCATGGGAATTTAATCCTATGTCCTTGCTTCAAGTAATCAGAAGCCAACATGGGTAGGATACATAACTCTTTGAGTTCATCCAGACTATGTCGATAGCCTTTATTTATTTGCTTTTTTATGCGGCTCTTCACCTCGACTTCAGCCTGCTGACTCCCCGTAGTCTCACTGGACCTTCCGATATTCTTCCCCGTTATAATTTCAGACTTGACTTGTAGCTTGCCGCCGAGCCTACCATGCTCTATATAGAGATTTTCATTTTCCGACAAAATAGACCAAACCTTCTTACCGCCCGTTTTATTTAACCCGTATAGTGTAACCTTATTCATGCAGTTTTCTCCCATAATGCTCAAGTTCAGCCCTTTCACGTACTTTGCATGCCAAGTCAAAGTCCTTATAGTATCCCAGAAAGTAGACTTTACCTTCTTTAGCTATTTCAACTTTCCACTTAGCTGTTGATTTTTGAAAGCTGACACCTGTCCTTCCTGATGTGTTTGTGCTCCTTTTCTTTTGATCGTAAGATTGCTCTGAGTATGTGGCCCATTCACAAGTTTCCTTGGAGTACACCTTTGAACCTTGGATTCTATTTATAGACATACCTTCTGGGCGTATCCCCATATCTTTAAGGAAGTTTTCAAAGCTATACCAAGACTTGCAGACACTAATACCAGCACCACCGTACTCCGCATAGTTTGTTCTGCGTGGATTATTACAGCGCATCATCATACTATTCCAACTTTTATAGGTTGGCGTCCCCTCCATTCCATGTGTTTTCATTTTAAGACTTTGAAGCTCTTTCCGCAAACACCCGCAACTTTTTGTACCACCGCGTTTTAAGTGGTATTTTCTGACCACCTTAATTACGCCGCACGCACACTTGACGGATACCTTACTCCTTGGTAGAAGCTCAAGGACTTCCAATCTACCAAAAATTTCACCAATCCTCATTACACAACCACCCGATATTCAAATTCACCAGAGAACACTGCTGTCGCATGAGAGTAGTCTTCAGGCTCAATTGGAATACTTCGAGAATAAGGTTCATCTGACATTGTAAACTTCCCACTAAACTCTTCTGTATGCACAAGAACATCTTCTTTGTTGTAAATGCAGACAATAGCATCGCCAATCAATCGTGTTACTTCAATCTTCATACTTAACCACCATTACTCCGTTGTCTTTTAGGTATTGAATACCATCCGTAATACGGTATTCTTCTTTGTAAATTACTCGCTCAATGCCTGCATCAACAATATCAATTGCACAGAACTTACAACAACCATGCGTTACAATCAATGTCGCACCAACAGCAGACTCAGACGATTTAACAAGAGCAAGTAGTGCATTCTTCTCTGCATGCCTAACTTCTGGTCGTGTCTTACCACTATCATCTTCAAGCGAGCCATCAATGTGGGCTGGTAAAGCATTATACCCAGTTGCAATGATGTTGTTGTTCTTGATTATTACAGCACCAACACTTAGCCTTTTACTTGATGAGCACTCAGCAAAAGCTTCAGCACACTTCATGTAAGCCTTGAGGTGTTTACACTTCACTTCTTCTCTCCAATAAATGCCTTATAAAACATTCGCAAGATGATAGCAGGCCAGAACACAACATACAAGATAGTAATCAACACCAACACACCTTTGCAATAAGTATCATAGCTAATAGGCTCAATACCTTCTTCGATGAGCTTCTGGCTGAATGTTGGATACTTGTCCTCAGAAATCTTCTGAAACTTACCACCTCGCAGATTAATCACCATCAGCAAACAACCAAGCATTACCCAAGTGAGTAGTAACATTACTCAGCCTCCTTTGTTTCCACCAAATGTCCGTAGTGAGCATAATCTTTATCCGAGTTAAACTCCACCTTATGACTCTGGATAACCAATCCTTCTTTACGATGATATTGTCCCTTTACCTTCCTTACAATCTTACTAGACCCTGCGAACAAAGTTTCAATTAGTGCATGTCCACTAGTTCCATTTAAGAAATCTTGGAAAGAATACTCTTTAGGAATGGTCTTGATAAACTCAAAGATATCCTCCGCTGCACTATTATGAAGCTTAATCATTCTTCGCACAGCGATATACTCTTCACCAACACTACGAAAGTTAGGTTGTTTGAATCGAACAATATTGTTTTGTTCATTCACCACCACTTCATAGCCAATACATGCTGCAAACTGAATCAAACTCTCACACTGCAACAGGGTTGTGTCTACTACTGGGTCAATCTGATCTTGCAATTCTTCAATAATTACTTTACTCATTTCATTCTCCTATCGACAAGTATATTCACCAGACTCTGTACGAGGCTTGGTTTTCTGCATCTTACTTGTTTTGACTATATATTTTTTACCGTACATATCATCACACTTTGCTTGCGCAACCTCTCTACGACTTGTGTGGAAGTATACATAATTTTGTAAAGCATCTACAATAAACCAAGTGGCTGGGTCTATGAAATTATACTCGGAAAATTCAGAAAAAGTTACAGTCGTAGTTTTAATTTTTGCAATGTCACTCACTTAAATACCAACCTTATACTTTGACAAAAGTAATTTAGATATTCGTTCGTCTTTTTGTAATCCTGCCAACTCTTTTGCAATCTCAGTCTTTGCACTAACATAAGCTTCATGTGCAGCTTCAGAGGAATCGAACAGACCTAAGTGAATCTTACCCCCTACCAAGGTTGCCCACTACAGCTGCAAATTTACCTGCCTGCTCATGAAAATATACCCCAGTAGGAATGTCTGTGCTCCTACCTCTATTTCTTCCGGGAAGGAAGAATGTATTAACCTGAGGAGATACAAATATGCACGTATCCGGTCCGTATATCTTGTTTCCAGCCAATAGTAAGTCTTTGTCTAGGTGATTACCATACCAGTCTTGCTCAAACATCCAAGACCTAAAGGTTGTGAAGTATAACCACTCAGGAACTACGGAGCAACCTGTATAAGTTGGTTGACGTATCTGTGAAGTCTCTGAGTAGCACCTAGTCAACATATTATGCCAAACTCGGTAGAACGGACAAATTACCCTCTTCCTTTTACCATCTTCGTGTATATACCGCGTTATTGCATAGTCTGCGTCGTTTATTCCCACTCCACAAATTAAACTTTTACCCATTACTCGCTGGCCTCTAAAATAATTCCTCAAACAAATCGTTCAACTGTTCTTGGTCACATTCCATCATTGACAACCTTTCATGAATCTCGAATGCAAAACATTCAATCATCTTTGGTGTATATCCGAAATCTAGTGCTCGATTAATAATATACTCAAATGCTTGATCTATTTTCATATTCTTCTCCTTAAATCCTGACACATCCTTGTGTCTTATTTAGCCCTTAATGCAAGCTAACTGGTGATTGTTCTTCTGTGTCGATATCACCCTCAAGAGTATCTGCATACTCAGCCCGACGATTCTCACGGATAACCATCCAACGTTCTTCCAAAGTTTCCGAATCTAGCATTACATCTTGACCACTCATCACTCGTTCATACTCATCTTCACTAAGAATCTCAGAGAAGTAAGTGTTCACCCAACGCTCATTCAGCTTCTTATTAAACTCAGCCTTACGGAAGACATCATTCGCATTGGAATATTCACTATAAGAAAACTGGTGAATCAACATGGTGGACATCTCATCAAAGGCTAAGTCATCACAAACCATAGCGATAGCAGCAGCTTGACTAGCACAGTCTACACCAATAAATCCAATGATTGGACACTGACACTCTCGCATGTGCTTGATATACACTTGTCCGATACTAACAGAGCCTCCCGTTGAGTTAATATGGAGAAGGACAATATCATTTGGTGTTGCATTCTTAAATACACTGAAGTGTTCAATATATTTGGTTAGATCACGGATCTCCCCGTCCAAGTAGAGTGTATATTCATTGCTAACTGTCTGGTTAACCAATACTGGACTCACTTGCATATCAATAAAATCTTCTTGCATTATGCTACTTCCTTCTCTTTGGCTTTAACAAGTGCTTTGCACAAACCACCGCGAACAATGTCATTACTTGTAGCATGGATGACTTTAATATGCTTAGTCAACTCTGGGTTCTTATCCACAAATGAGCAAAGCCAGTTAATACCATTCTCACCTTTCAAGTCAGACTGGTGCCCAGTGCCATCACCAATCAGGATTAGTTTTGAACCGTCCTCTACACGGGTGAGCATAGTGTAAAGTTCATCTTTTGTCATCACCTGACATTCATCAATAATCATAATGTCTGAAACACTACGACCCCTTGCGTACTCTGGGGCAAGCAATTCAATTGCTCCATTAGCTAGGCAAGCTTCATAGTAAGTCTTACCATAGCGCTTCCACAATACTTCCAACAATGGCATCAAGTATGGCTCAAACTTCTGCTGTAGTGTAGACGGGAGCATACCAAGACTCCGACCCATGGGAATAACAGCACGACTGAGAGTAATCTTATTGTAGATTCCTTTCTTAAGCCAGTCCGATGCTTCTGACATCGTGATAAAGCTTTTACCAACACCTGCTGGAGCATTGAACACTACCACTTGGTACTCTTTTAGAGCTTTAAGGAATTCTACCTGTACTTCAGTCTTAGCTTGAACTGGTGCTGCAATATAGTTGTCGTTTTGGAACTTTTCCTTAATGGTGCGACCAGTATCTTCTTTCTTAGCCCAGCGGCTCTCTACGACTTGTTTTTGATTACGCTTAGTCATTCTTGATCCTTAAACAGTTGGTTGTCGTCAATGAACTTCTGAACAGCTTCTGGATTGCTTGTTGTAACGATGAATTCCCTGTTGTTACCGTTGACAGTGAAGCTGTCTAGATCAATAAGAAAACCATAAGCTACACCCTCTTCATCTTGCATCAGACCTCCTCACACCTAGTAGATTATAATTTTCTATCAAAATACCACTTCTGATAGTATTTTCGTTACAAAGTTAGCGTTTATTCTCATCAATTACACGATTAATAATCTGCACCACTTCCTTATCCTCTTTTGTAATCACATCCTTACTGTACACCAGACGTTTGATACAAGCAAGCAGAAGAAGTTTTTCTTCTTTAGATAGCATTGACATCACTCAGATACTCCTTACCACATCTCTCTTTAATTTAGATGTATAACCAAGTACACTCAACCATATCTTTACAATATCCTTTCTACTCAGTTCATTAAAATCCTTAGTCTCGTGGAGAGTTTCTTTAGTAAAATTATCTACTATTTTAGTGGATTGCCAGTAAATCCCTGCTCCGTAGTCAGCCAATCCATGCGTATGATAACCATCATAACTCAAATACGATGTTGAACTCCGGATTGAATTCAAAACTAAATAGGCAAGAAAAGCTTCACTATCTATATCCGGTGTTATAGTCTGTTCGATTAAATGCTTTTTAAAGTTAACAGCTTTAGAAATACACACTATGTTCACTCACTTCAAATGGTTCAAGGTGTGCTAGCTCCTTTCTAAGTTCTTCTTCATTCTTGATTAGAGTAATCCACTGCTCATATGCTACACATTTATCATCCTCATACACATCATAGTAGCTCTCTGAATCAGAGCAGCACCCACAACCAAGATTAAAGATGTGATACGTATACTCAACCACCCTCTTCATTCATCAGCTTCCCATATAACTGTCACTTTAAATGTACCAGATTTAAGACCATCAATACCTTGAATGCGTTCTGGTAGTGTTGTATATGGCCCCTCTTCAGCTAACTCACAAATATCCCTATCAATATTGGACCACAAGTCTTCATCACCATACGTACGTTCAAACAATACTTTACTCATTCGCTGTCTCCTAGATACAAAACATAAGCAACTCCTGTTGAAAGCTCATATGCAATAACGCAAGTTTTACCTTCTTGTCTACCAACTGTAATTTCAAATCGCTTACCATTCAAGTCTTTCCACTTAAAGATGGCAGATTCCAGTACTTCTTTACTGAACACTCATCCTCTCCTCAACATAATATTCCATTACCATACACGCAAGAGGTAATGCTCCCCATGTAGGATTGAGTTTAACCCATTCTTGTAGTGTTTTGCAACCAGTGGACACAACATAATCGCTAACTTCAATTCCTAATTGATTGCAAACACGCTTAATACCCTTGACACCAACATCATATCGTTGTGGAAGTCGGACACCAAGCTCACTAGCCAATGACTTCCAATACGTCATATCTGCATAATCAGTTTTAAGGTTGGCTTCAGCATATTCACGTTTAGCAATTCGTGATAGGCGAGCCTTCTCTTGCATCTCCAGACGCATTTCTGGTGTTACATCTTTCAGGTATTCTGATTTCAATGACTAATCCTCCGTGTACACTTGTAAATAGTGTCAATTAATGTTTCGTACAACCCGTTTGATCCGCACAGAACACTTGCATATGAAACGTAATCTGCTGTATATGTGTAGAAAGACTTTAGTAGGAATTGCTTATCCACTTTACCAGTCTTAATTGCAAATCTGCTAGCAAATGCCTCAGCCTCAAGAACTTTTGTAACTATACGATCATTTGTACAATGGCATGGACGTTTTGTACTCTCACTAATGAACAGATATTGAGCGTATTCCACCCTCTTATCGTGAGTATGATGTCCAATCTCATGCAAGAAGCTTGATATGAAATGTCTTGAGAAAGGGTTAATTGCTACCGACTTCTGAACGTAATCATACCACGCCTGTTCACCAAGTGAAGGAATAAGCTTAAGTTTCAACCCATATTTCTTGCATACCTTTCGAGCGTACAGTAACTCCTTTATCCGCCTAAACATCACACCACCTAATCCTTTATAAATCACTACGTAAAACAACGATAAGTCTTAATCAGTAGGGTAGCTTGGGTAATAGACTTATCGTCGTTATTCTATACGATTTTTACTTACAAATACAAGGTTTCGCTTGATTCAGGAAGCCTTATTCATCTCATCTACCGTATCTTCCCACTTTACACCAAGAACATACCTACTCATAAGCAAAGAATACTCTTTCCCTGTTGGTGTACGTTGGATAGCTTCTTTGATTTTGTCTGTCCACCAAACCCATGTACCAACTTCAGGTATATGAGTTTTCATATGTCCATCTTGACACAAGTGAATGTTGCTACAGTTTTATGGAAAGCACCATTTCCCGGAATCATAATCTTCTTTCCTGCATTGATGCAAGCTTGCTCTGTAGTGAATCCCGGAAGGAATGATGGTGATATGCCACCACCAGCTTGTCTACCGTCTGGGAGTAGGGCTACCACGAGTACAAGAGTGTAAAGCATTAGATGTCTCCTTTATTTTGTAATTTAGCGATTTCAACCTGTCCAAGCGCTCCTGCCAATTCAACAGAGATCCACATCGCAGTGTCTGCTGGTAGAACACATGCTGCACTGAATACACCACCAAGTTGATTCCATGGGTAGAAACCAAGCATAACAGGCCAGTAGTTATCTTTCTCCATTGGTACAGTTTTGTACACCTTACGGAATGCGGAACCCTCTGTCAAAACCTTCTCACCACCATAAGTCATTTTAACACGGTGATGCTCGATAGCTTTGTTCAGTAGTGTAACAACTGTACCGATTGTAGTCTTGATTTGCGCTGTCTTCTGTGTCATTGGTATTCTCCTTTATGTTTTTGAATAATAGAATTAGCAATTTCCCACAATACTGAATCACCTTCTTTCAATACCTCGAGAAGTAACTCCTTCTCTTTAAGATATACTTTAGCAAACTCCTTATCGTATTTCATGATACTTTCGCTGTTGTGGATCAAATCTGCAAGCTTAATTGTCTTACACTGTGGTGATTGCAAAGCAGTGTGAGCACGATCAATAGCTTTACGTGTTTCCCGGTTCCCATCAGAAGGCACAGATACATCAGTGAGTCCAGCTACAAGCTCCGCTACCTTAGTACCAAACATCTCATGAATCATTTCAATACTAACGCTAGTATCCTCCACTACATCGTGCAGATAGGCTGCTGCAAGCATTTCCTCGGTGTAACTGCTAGCCTTTGACAAAATCATAGCTACGGCTTGTGGGTGTTTCCAATAAGGCTCTTCGGTGTATTTACGCTTCTGTCCGACAGCCTCATGTGCCGCAATGCAGAAAATCCTAGATTTTGTTGCGATATCCATTGGTACTCTCCTTTGATTAAGTCAACACACTCTACACCCACTTATCACGGGATGCAAACAGAGTCTTCACTGATTTTGTGGTTGACAGAGCTAAGGGCTTCCATTAAGCTTGGATGTCAGACAACAGTAGAGATTGGGTTAAAATGCCTAGTTGGAGATTTTCCCAACTAAAAACCTGTTACAGCCAGTAAAATCAGTAGGTGTTTGAATCTACAGTAGTATAAAGCAGCAGGTCGAGATAAGATTTTTGAGATTTAACGTTGTCGTTGACAACAGATAATTATGCAGGTATATTCTCTTTCCTACCTTAAGGAGATCTTATGAACGTAGCAAACATTAAAGAAGATTATGTAGGAACATGGGTTGTAGATGTAGATACAGGAGAGGTTGTTAGCTTTGTTCCTGACACAAAGAAGAAACCTCGTGTGGCACCTTTTGATAAGATTATAGGTGTTGACACTAAATACCCATCTGATTGTCTTACAAAAGACTCACTACTAAACGCTCTTTCTGTTATTGACCCATATGTTTTTGATGGTAAGTCAAAAGTAGATAGTGAGTTTCTTCTGCTAAGTCTTACTGAAGGTCATATAACTAAGAGCGAAGCTACACTACTGACTAAGTTGGCGAAAAACCTTTCAGGGTGGAACTATTGCATCACAACTATACAAGAGCTTATTGAACAAACAGGTATTGATAAGTTCACAATCTCTAAGACACTAAAGAACCTAACACCAAACCTTTTGGTTGTTACACACAAAGATAAACCAAACAAAGGTTGTGTAGTGCTAAAGATTAACCCGATCATTGCATGGAGAGGTGATTTGAGCTATCGTGAACCAGCAATTCAATCTTGGTATACAAACAACAATATTAGAAAGGGTAAATAATGAACACAGAAAAGCTTTTTGATAAAGAACGTAATCTTGGTAGCATCACAATGAACAACGGCTCAACAATCTTCTTTGAGATTCAGCACGACCCAGAAGACAAGCTTGCTGGTTGTGATAGTGTTGAATATTTTGATGTTGATATTTACAGTGATTACTAAAATCTATTAACACTCTTGACTCAATAGAGGAGATTTGATATTCTCCTCTTATATAAATTATGGAGCAACCCGATGTGAACAATAAACCAGATAAGACAGAGTACGAATTGATCTTGCAAGCTATGGATGATTTGGATGAATCAATGATTACTTATGTCGATGAATTTCAATCAACAAATAATGCAGACAAACCCTTTCGATTTGAATACAGCCACGAGATGCTTACCAAGCAAAATAGCAGGTATAAACGACGATACAGTGAAGGCTAAGGCTTTCTATGTCTTTGTCAAGAACGTTGTTTTAGACATGTATTTTCAATTAGATATAAGCATTTATCAGCCATTGACTAACATAAAGAATATCTGTAAAATGGTAGACATAAAGGGAGAGGTGCTTCTCCCACAATTTAATGAGCATTGTTCTCCATTGATGTATCGGCTAATGACCTTCTCCTTCAGTAGTCGGGTGATATGGAGAATATTGCTACCAGTGTGTCCGATGTAGTGTACATGCCCTCAGTTCACGCTGGTATCTTATTCAAGAACACCCTTAACAAAGACGTTTGTTATTGTATTTGACCTTTGAGTCACTTGAGGTTCTGACGAGATACTAAAGTCCTCTGCTTGTGTGAACAGGGGCAACTATTTTTGGCAATGTAATATAAAGGCATTATAGCGGTTTTGTAATCCGCCTATCTGAGTTCGATTCTCAGCTTTGCCACCAAACATTCCCGTAACTCAGTCTGGATAGAGTAAGGAGCTTCTACCTCCTCAGTCGTAGGTTCAAATCCTACCGGGAATACCAAACACAGCTCGGTCTGTGTATCTGAGAACTTGCCTTGTTCCTCAGCTATAATAGAAAGATTAACCAACAGTCTTTCTACTCTCTAACCCAGTCCTCTGACATCACGCAATTTGGTGTTATGGCTGGGTTTCTTTTTGCCTATAAGATAGACAAAATCTATCAACCATTGACTTATAATATATAAAACGCTATTATTAGTTCTTTGAGACAATCATGGAGAACTAATATGATTGAAGATGAAGATGTGGGAGAAAGTCCACTTCAGAACTACAGTACAAGTACAAGATTCCAACCCGGTAAGTCTGGTAATCCTAGTGGACGACCTAAAGGTAAGAAGAACGATAAACCTCGTTCACGAATGCGTTCCACTCTAGCACGTCTCTATGAGATTCAAGATGACGCTATTGAGCTTATCAGACAAAGTATGACTGGAAAGGACGTTAATGGATTCTCTGTAGAACCTCCACCAAAAGACAAAGTGGACATGGCTAAGTTTGTTGTTAAGACAATTGAAAGCCTAAACAACACTTGTCTACGTGAAGAGATGGCAATTCAAGGTGTACGGGAAAAGAATCCTGATAATGCACAAGAGCTTGAAGATAATCAAAAAGAAGAAGTGACAGCAACCAACTTTAGCTTGGACATGCTTGAGTCTTCTATCAAACATTAATGGAGAAACAAATGGCTAAAATTTCAGGCATTACGGTTAGTATTGATAGTGCTATTCTTGAAATTCTTGAAGATATTACTAATCGTCTAAATAAGCTTGAGAGTAATATTGCAGATGTAAAGGAAAATAAACCATTTGTAATTAATGACGGTAGAGTTTATATCAGTGAGGTAATAATTACAAACACAACCACAGAGTGTGAGAAATCCTAGCTTAAATCGCACGATGGTTCATGGGTGCTTTTCAAAGACGGTGGTTTCTTTATTTAATCCATTCACTAAACTTAAAATTAAAAGAACGGGGTAACAAATGGCAACTTATGAAATTCATGTAACGGGTAGTGACCCAGTAGGTTTTAACTTCCTTGATAACGTAGTGGAAATGGCAAGCAAAGGTGCAAAGATCAAAGAAGGACAGATGCCTTTCCTGAAGTTCCCCCATCGCTGCACAATGGTGTTGGAAGCAGAAGAAGCGCCTACTCCTACAGCTTTTATCCGAGTATTCCACGAAGATACTAAGAAAGAAGTGTATGCTAAAAAGATTGAAGCAGTTAAGGTAGAACAACCTGATGGTACTTTCTCTATGGAGATTGATCCTGCTGTAGCAACTAACGACAAGGGTGAGCCTTGGACTAAGGAACAACTTGATGCTATGAGTTGGGATGAACTGAAGCTGGTCGTTAAAGCAGCAACAGGTCAATCTGGTCGTGATCGTCAGAAATTAACAAGAGAGTATCTTGCTAAAACTGCTGAAAGCACTAAAGAATAAAGCTTTCAATAGATATTTTATATTAAGCTATTGACTAACAATAGTGTTATACTATATCATTGTTCTTATCAATAGAGAGAACCTATAGCCTCAACTGGCTTTGGTTCTCTTATTAATTAAGGAGGCACACAATGTCTAGATATTACGACGTGTGGCTTGATGGAGTTAAGTTAGATAAGGTTGTCAGTATCACCAACTATGATGGTTATGGTACAGCTACTGTCGCAGATGTTGATGAACACGGAAAAGAACAAGTGACTTCTGACAATACACTCCTGACAAAAGAACTTTCTGGTTACATTATAACCAAAGAGATTAAATAAAGAAGGAGACAATATGTCTGAAGATAATATTGTTCGTCCTCAATCTCCCTTCCAAGAAAAGTATCTGAAGTCTAATGCTAAGATATTGGTCGTGGGAGGTGCGGCTTTAGGGAGCTATGGGTCGCATTAAACTCCTTTAACTCAGGGAACGCTAAACAACTGACACTAGTTGCATGCCAATCCTGATCGAAGCTTAGTGCAATGCTAAGAACGAGCAGAGGCCATCGAAAGCACACTTATCTAATAAGTGGAAGTGAGTAGAGTAGGGACTAAGTGGTCCCGAAACGGGGAGCACTCGAAAGAGTGAAGATATGGTCCAATTACTATCGAAAGATAGGAAAGAGTGTAACGACTCTACAAATTAAATAGGGTAGTTCCAAAAGCTACGTAGGATTAATGAGACACCTTCGCTGGGCACATGATCCAAAGTATAACGGATATTGCATTCGTCAACACAGTAATGACTTGATGAAAGCAGGTGGCTTGTTCCAAGAGGCGATCAACTTATACTCTAAAGTCTATCCAGACTTAAAGATTAAGATCAAAGACCAGATGCTTGTATTCCCAAGCGGAGCTTCAGTTAGCTTCTCTCATTATGAGAACGATGCTGCTGGTAGAAAGTATCAAGGTCTTCAGCTCTCTAACGTATTCTATGATGAAGCAACACACGCTGACGAGAGTCATATTTGGTGGTTGTTCTCTCGTCTACGTACAGCAGCTGATGTTAGTCCTAGTATTTGGTTATCTTGTAACCCCGATCCAGATAGCTATTTGTTTGATTGGGTTAAGTGGTGGTTGTATCCAGAAGGTCATGAAAAGCATGGTATTGCTGATCCAGAGAAGAACGGTGTAACACGTTATATTCTTCGTATTGGTGGTGAAACATGCTGGGGTGATACGCCAGAGGAGTTGATTGAGCGTTATGGTAATCCTGATTTACCAATGGATCATCCAGAACAAGTAAAGCCAATTTCATTCTGTGTGCTCCTTGGTACGCTCCTCGATAACCCTACACTGATGAAGATGCAGCCTGATTACAAATCAAAGCTTGAGGCAATGCCTGAAGTAGAGATGCGTAGGCTTCTCCTTGGTGACTGGACAGCACGTGAAACTGGATCAACATACTTTCAACGTAACTGGTGTGCTGAAGCTGCTACAGAACCTCCGCGCAGTGAAATTGTACGGACAGTAAGAGCTTATGACTTTGCTGGTACATTGAAATCATCCAGCAACCCAAGCCCTGACTACACAGCATGTGTAAGAATGAGTAAGTTGAAGAATGGAGATTACTTCGTTCACGATGTCCAACGTACACGCATTCTTTATGGAGATTGGGAAAAGTTCATTCTAGATAACGCAGCACAAGACGGACGAGATACTGAGATCATCATTCCTCTTGATCCGGGTGCAAGCGCTAAAGTGGCAACAGGGATGCTGACACGCTCTCTTAGTGAGAAAGGGTATAGAGTAAGAACACTCAAAACATCACAAAGTAAACTTGATAGATTCCGTCCATTCTCTTCTCTTGCAATGAACGGTCATATTACATTCCTTAAAGGTTGTGGTTATGACTTTGAAAACAAGATTGAAGGGGACAACAACTTCGTCTTCCGTGAACTTGAAGCATTTAATGGAAAGAGGCGTGGTGGTGAAACGGGTCATGACGATCGTTAATGAGAACAGTTGTCATTAAACTCCTCTAATTGCTGGGATACCCTTAGAGCATTACAAACTACAACGTAGCCCGAAAGAGCAAGCGTGAATGTTTGAGAATTGTAATGATTGGGCAATCAGCAGCCAATGACCGTTTAGGTCAAGGTTCAACGACTAATTGTACACCTAAGTAGGTGGAAACGGGGAGATGGGTTTAAGCCCATAAGATATAGTCTTCTCTGTATGGAAACATGCAGCGGTTGTCAGTCATTAAGTAATGATTGTAACAACGGGTAGTGATTAACGACCACTATTGAAAATAAGGATCTGTGACTCAATGAGTGACTGTGTTTCTATTCTCGCAACAAGAGTAAACATTCCAAATATGGCAAGAGCATTAAGTTCTGTCAACCTAGAACACATTACACCTTTTACTTAAGGAGATGAGATGGCAGAGGATACACAAGATACTATCCCCTCCTTAGTGCAAGGAGACACAAAAGCTCCACCTATGGCTTATGGTGAGACTGGTTATACAGGTCTTGTCACTATCGGTGGTAGAGTGTGGGATGAGTGTCAACATGAGTTACGATGGCCTCAAGCCTACCATACATTTAAAAAGATGGCTATGGATGGTGCGGTAAGTCCATCTCTTGAATATGTCGAAGGTAAGGTAGCTGAAGCAACTTGGAAAGTGAGTATCCCAAAAGGGGTATCCAAGGAGCAAGAGCTTGTACTGAAAGCTCAGCAGAAATACCTCACTGAAGTTATGAACGATATGAGACATAGCTGGACAACCATGATTAAGAATGCTGCGACTTATCGTCGTTATGGATTTAGTGTTCTTGAGATGGTATTGCGATTCCGTAACTATAAATACGGTAGTAAGTATGACGATGGTTTGGTAGGTGTTGAAGCACTATCACCACGCAGTCAAGGCACTATTGCTTATTGGTATTGGAAGAACAAAGGTCGAGAGATTGATGGCTTTGACCAACGTGTAGTAGTTCCTACGGATAACGTTATCCAAACTAATGGTTGGGAAATTCTACGCACTGTAGCCACTGAAGAATTGAATGTTCGTTACATTCCGATGAAGAAGTGTCTTCACTTCCGGCATAACCCAGAGAATGATTCACCTACGGGTACATCTCCTTTGGTAGCAGCTTGGCAAGCTTGGAAGATGAAGCAAGCTTATGAGCAATCGGAAGCGGTGGGATGTGCACAAGACAATAACGCATTCAAGATTCTTTACCTTCCTCCAGAGTATCTTACAGAAGATGCTGACGATGACCGTAAAGCAAGTTATCGAATGTATCAGCGAATGATGGAACAGGCTCACCAAGCCAAGCTCAGTGGTTGGATTCTTCCGATGCTCACTGACAATGATGGTAATAAGATGTTTGACTTTGATATCAAAAGTATCTCTGGTAATAAATCTTATGATACCAATGCAATCATCGCCAGATATGTACGGGAAATTCAGGTAGCGCTGTTTGCTGATGTCTTGGCAATGGGTGGTGATGGTGGTTCTTACTCTCTTAGTGAAAGTAAGATGACTATTATTGATATGGCTATTAGAGCCACACTCAATGAAATCAAAGACCAGCTGAACCACAAACTTGTTAAGACGTTGTTTGAGCAAAACGGATGGAGCCTAGAACACACGCCTTACTATGATTACGAGCTTCCGAATAGTGAAACGCTTGATAACAAAGGTAAGTTCTACCAGAGAGCAAAAGCGGTTGGACTGATTCCAATTGTCCCTGCTGTTGTGAACAAGATCCTGTCCGATGCTGATATTGACTATCAAGTTCCTGATAATATGTCTACTGAAGACCTGATGAAGCTTCTTGATCCACTGAATACAGGAATGCAGTCTGAGTCCGGTGGCGGACTAAAATCTGGTCTACCAAATAGCAACGGATCTGGTACTGGTGCATCCGGTGATGCTTCTACATCTAATATGGCTAATACATAGGGAATGTCTTTGGAATCACTAATAAATAAGGAGGACAAAGATGTCCCATAAACTACACAGACTTACTTCGTCACTCTATAATACACCACTGTTGATTGAACAGAATGCTTTCAAAGGTATTCTACATTATCTTAGTGAGCGTAATATTAATGGGGTCAAATCTGATTCTGAATTTGACGATGACTGTAAGTCACCTGACGATTGTGAAGATTTCATCTACAACGCCGATACCCAGACGGGTTTGATTGAATTGATTGGTCCACTCACAGCTAAACCTATTACAATGATGGGTTTTGATTGTGGTGGCGCTAATTACCAAGACCTTAAGCAGTCATTTGAGACTCTGATTCAGCTTGGAGCTAAGACAATTGCAATGATTGTCGATAGCCCTGGAGGCGATGCTTATTCAATGAGTGACTCCGCCAATTATATCAGACAGATTCTTGATGCTAATGGCGTTCAATTGATTACCTTCGTCGAAGGCATGGCAGCTAGTGCTGGCTATGGTATCGCCTGTATTAGTGATGAGATTTACGGAAGCTGGGACTCGGAAGCCGGATCAATCGGTTGTCTGGTGCAATTGATGAACAACTCCAAGAATCTTGAGATGAACGGATATGAGCGTACTTTTGTAAGTGCCGGTTCGCAAAAAATTCCATATTCTGAAGATGGCAGTTTCCGTGAAGAGTTCTTAAAAGATATCCAAAGTAAAGTTGACCTCTGCTACAAGAACTTCACTGAGCATGTAGCTAATCATCGAGGTCTTCCACTCAAGAGTGTAGTTGATACTGAAGCGCGTATGTACTTTGCAGGAGAAGCTGTAACTCTTGGTCTTATGGATGGTGTTAAAACTCAAGAAGAGTTCTTCACTTATCTTGCCACTGTATCCCAACGAAATGGAGATGAACAGGTGAACAAACTGATTGTTGATCGTATGAATAAATTTATGAACAAAACCGAGGTGTCTGAATCAATGAAACTAGAAGAAATGCAAGCGGCTCTGATTGAAAAGGAAGCTCTGCTTTCTTCGAATCAAGAAGCCATCTCCGCTCTCACTGCAAGTGTAGAACAACTTCAATCTCAACTTCAAGCATCGGCTGAAGCTCTCACCAAAGCAACTGCTGCTGTAGCTGAAATGGAAAAGGCTAAGGCTGAAGCTGCTGTAGCATCCCGTAAAGCTCAATTGTCGGAAGTGCTGGCTGCTGATCAAGTAGAAGCCAACTTCACTGCACTGGCTGGTCTGGATGATGCTTCCTTTGGTGTTGTCTTGGGTCAATTCAAAGCTGTTAAAGAAGCACGTGCTGCTTCCTTTGCTGCTCTTGGCTCTGACGCTGCTGTTGAGCTTGAAGAACAAAAAGAATCGCAACCAGATGGTGCTGAAGCCATCCGTCTTGCCGGTGTAGCTCGTGCTAAAGCTCTTGCTGGCAAGCGTTAATTAAAACACAATAAAGAGGAATACATAGAATGGCTTTTACTGAACTGACCCTCCTGACGCAGTCGTCTGATCTGGTTGTAGACCAAGAATCGGGTAACTTCAACTATGACAATGCCAACATCACCCCAGCCGGTGTTATCCCTTTCGGTACTGTAGTGTTCCGTGCTAAGGGTCTGGCAATCGAAGCTCCTTGGGCTGCTGTTGCTGCAGATGCTGACGTTGCTGATACTAATGAATATGCAATTGTTTACGGTGATCAGTACGGCTTCAAAGCCGACTTCACCCCTAAAGCTATTGCTGCCAAGAAGTTCAACGCTGTAGTTATCAAGCGTGGTCCAGCAAGGTTGAAAGAGTTCTACATCAAGCAAGTCCATGGTACGGTTCTGACTACTAAGTATGGTGTTCTGAAGCAACTGCTGGCCGACCAAGGTGTAGTTGTTCTGGACGATATCACCAATTTCAAAGGCACTGTTTAATCTTATTTAAACACAGCTAATTGATTATTCAGGGGCATGATAAGTGCCCCATCATTAAATAAAAGGAAGATAAAACATGGCTTTGATTATTGACAAGAATATTGACCGCCTGAGTCAAGGTAAGTATGTTGAACTGACTGACATTCTGGTTGAAATTCCACGTAATGTAAGTGTTATTGATGCACTTGGTCTGTTTGAAGACGTATACGTATCACAGAAGAAGATTGAAATTCAACGTACCGCTTACTCTAACCATCTGGTTAAAGATAAGAACTGGGATGCTAAAGCTGACACTCTGGTTAGTCGTCCTGAGCGTGGTTTCATCCAAGCTAAGATCCCGAACTTTGTTCTGCGTGATGCAATCAAGCCTTCGGATATTGATGGTGTAGCATCGGTTGGTTCTGTTCAAGAAGCTGCTGCTCTCGAAACCGTAATGGATGTTCGTATTGAGAAACTGGCTAACGTCAACAACGCATTCGATCTTACCCTTGATGTTGCTCGTATGCAACTGATTACCAAGGGTACTGTCTATGCTCCAACTGGTACTCTGGCTACTTCGTATGGCGACACCATCAACTTCTACAATGAAATGGGTGTTACTCGTGAAACCGTAGACCTGAAACTGTCTGGTGCTAACGATCCACGTATCTCGGTATCGAATCTGGTTCGTAAGATGCGTGAAGCTCTGCGTAATAGTTCGTCCAACGGTAACTTCACCGCTCTGGTAGTTCTGTGCGGCACTAACTTCTTTGATGCTGTCTACACCAACCCATTCGTTACCGATGCTGTTAAGTACCACGAGCAAGACCTTTCCCGCTTGCTGACCCATGTACCTGAAACTGCTCAAGGTTTCGGTCCTAACTTCCGTATGATCAACGTCTGGGGTGTTAGCTTCATCGACGCAGGTACTGGTGGTTATGATGGTCCAGATGGTGTATTCGTTCCTTGGATTGCTGCTGATAAAGCCGTAGCTCTGCCTACTGGTGTTCGTGGTATGTTCAAAACCTTCTACGCTCCAGCTAACACCTTCTCGGCTGTTAACAAGCGTTCCGCTGGTCGTTACTACTTTGAGAAGATCAACTCGGAAGACGACCTGATTGAAATGAAAGTTGAGCATAACTTCATGAACGGTCTGCTGTACCCTGCTGCTGTCTTCGACATCACCAAGTCCTGATAGGCGATAACATTAGGGCTGGCTTATGCTGGCCCTTTTTATTCTAAGGAGAAATGTAATGACTGACGCTGAAAAGATTTCTCTTCTTGCCTTGATGATTGGTGACATTGAAGGTGGGCCTTACTACCCAATGTTCACAGAAGCACAATATCTTCAGTTCCTTACTCTATCTAAAGGTGATGTTAACAAAGCTTCTGTTTATGCTGCAATGTCTGCATCATTTATTGTTTCTGGTGAATCTTCCCGTGAAGTTATTGGTGAGCTGGCTATTAGTAATTCGACTGGGACAAACTACCTCAAAGTGTTGGACTATCTTATCGCAACCGCCGGTAAAGTTCCCCCTGCTGCACTAATGCCTTGGTTTGCTGGTATGGATACTTGTGATAAGAACAAGCTACTTGATTTCTCCTTGTGTGACAAAGGTGTTTATCCTTGGCATAAGACTGGTGAACCAGATTGTAGAAGTGGGTGCTAAGTATGGGAATGCACGAAAGAATGAGAGCTATGGTGATTAGGCAATTAGCTCCACAACCGAAAGGTAAAGGTGTTCCTACTACTCTCTACAAGATTACTGAGGGTGAATATGATCCTATAACACAAGAGAGTCCACAAACTACTGCTGAGTATATTGGTAGCGGAGTAAGGGTTAATTACTCAGACTTTGCTTATCGCAATACTGATATTGTGTACGGTGATTTTAAAGTGTACTTGTCCCCAGTGCTTGCTGATGGAACAGAGAGTCCTAGACCAGAGATAGATGACACAATTCTATTTCAAGGTGAACTTGCTAAAGTGATTAATCTTTCTCCGTTCAACGATAATGGTGTTAACTGTGGCTGGAAGCTGCAAGTAAGGAAAGGATGATATGGACTTCCTTGACACCATTTATGAATGGATTGAAGAGACTGAAACTAAGATTGACGATGTTTTACAAACTATTGTGCTCAAGATTGGTAATAGTGTAGTTACATTATCTCCTGTAGACACAGGTAGATTCAAAGGGAATTGGCAGCTTAGTATTGATACTGGAACTTCAGCAAGTATTCTTCGGTATGACCAAGAAGGTACAGCTACTTTGGCTGATATGGCTAAGAAGGTTAACACTTTTACAGCAGGTCAGATTGCTTATATTCAGAACCATGTTTTGTATGGTGATGCACTTGAATATGGTTACTCGCCACAAGCCAGGGATCCAGATGGTATGGTTAGAGTCACTGAAGCTAAGTTTCTAAGGATTGTAGATGAGGCCGTTCGCCTCCATGTTTAAATAGGAGAGCGCATGAGTCACTTTAAGGTAAAGAGTTTATTTGAAATAGCTCTAAAAGAATATGCCACTACTAAAGGATTAAGAGTTGCATATGACAACGTTAAATTCACACCACTGGCTAATGAAACTTATATCCAATGCCACTTACTTCCTGCTGATACTTTTACCGATACATTAGGTGGAGATCATAAAGCATTTATTGGTGTATTTCAGATTAAGATTATCATTGGTTCTGGCAAGTCGGTTGCAATAGTTAATCAAATGACAGAAGAACTTCAAGCAATCTATGGAGTATATAAAGTCTTTGAGGAAGCAGCACCTAGTGAGTTTTTCGTACAAGTAACATCCCCAATCAAAGTACCAGAAGGGAAGGTAGTTGATGGAAGCTGGATTGTCCCATGTTATTTCCAATACCGTGCGGATACAAACTAAGAGTTATTAATAAGAGGATTTAAATTATGGCTGGTCGTTTGCCTAACGGTGCAACATTTGACTTTGCTGCAACCTACGGTACTGATGTTACCGTAACTGCTATCACTAACGCTAAACCTGCTGTTGCTACTGCTACTGCTCACGGTTTGGTTGAAGGTGATATTATCCACCTGACCACTGGTTGGTTGAAACTGACCGGTCGTGGTTTTCGTGTAGGTGCTGTCACTGCTGATACCTTTGAAATCGAAGGTACTGACACCACTTCTACCCAACGTTATCCACTGGGTACTTCTGCTGGTACTGCTAAGAAAGTGGCTAGTTGGGTTACAATCTCGCAGATTACTGAAGCTGCGTCTTCGGGCGGTGAACAACAGTTCTATACTTTCGGCTATCTGTCTGAAGACGAAGATCGTCAACTACCGACCACTCGTAGCCCTTCTACCCTTACTTTGACTGTGGCTGATGACCCAAGTCAGCAGTTTGTACCAGTATTGGAAGCGGCAGATGAGGTTCGTGAAGAGAGGCTGCAACGCTTGAATCTGGTTAACGGTGATATTATTATTTACAACAGTATCGCCTCGATTACTAATACCCCAAGTCTTCAGCGTAACCAGTTGATGGTTCGGACTATTACTCTTGCTCAACAAGGTCGTACTACTCGCTACACCAGTAACTAAGCTAGAAACAAGCCCTGCCTCATCTTAGGGTGGGGCTTTTTATTTTCAGGAGAACTAACACATGGCTAAAAGTTTTAAGATTGTACAGAACCCAACTTTTAAATCTGTTGTAAAGGTGCCACGTATTGGTGGCGAACCGATTGAAGTACCCTTCACCTTCAAAGCATTTGATCGTCGTACTCTTGCTAAGTTGTTTGACTCTTGGAAGAAAGAGACTAAAGCAATGTATGAAGAAGCAGCTAAAGCAGAGGAAGATGGCGAAGGCTTCACACTTGAGGAGTGGGCAGACAAAGAAATCACCCTTCAGGTTAAACAAGTAAAGGATATTGTAGCTGGGTGGAGTTTTGATGATGAATTCAATGACGAAAACATTGAAGCCCTTGTAGCAACTTCAGTATCTGTAACAGATGCAATTCTTGAGCAATATAATGATGCTTACTCTAAGGCCCGAATGGGAAACTAATAAACACCGCTCATGCCATGTATGAAACAGAAATGACAGAACATCAGGCTTCTCTGTTTGGATTGAAGCTTGAAGAGATTCCAGATGAGGAAGTATTTGTTTGGGGTTGTAATTGGAATGCGTTCACTTTGTTTCATGCACTTACTACACAATGGCGTGTTGGTATGAACGGTGCTACTGGTTTAGATTATGGTGTAATCCCGTCTGTTGCTTCAATGCTTGGATACAAGAAAAAGGATCTGCAAGATATGTTCTCCGATATACAGGTGATGGAGAATGAAGCTTTAATCACTATGGGAGAGAATAGAAAAGATGCCAACGATAGCTGAGTTGCAGATTAATGTAAACTCTAAACCAATCGAGGACAGTACAAAAGCTCTTAATGAGTTTGCTATTGCTGCTGAGAAAGCAAATAAGGCTAAGAGTGGATTCAATAGTGGTGGTTCTTCCGGTGGTCAACCTGTTAGCGTTGTTCCACAAGGTGAACCAAAAAGAGTCGAAGACTTGTCTGCCGCGATTGACAAACAAGTAAAGAAACTCAAAGAACTTGAACAACAACGTAAAAAGCTTACAAGTTCTAATCTCAGTGCAACTAACCCTGTTGAATACGAGCGCCTGAACAAGATTATTGACGCAAATATTGTAAAGGTACAACAACAAGGTAATGCTGTAACTCAACTTGCTAATAAGCAGAGTCAGGAAGCAGAGAAAAGAAAGGCTGCTGTTGAGGCAGAACTTAGGGCACAAGAGCGACTAATAAGAGCACAAGAGAGTCAAGAGAACGTACTCTCCAATGCAGCAGCTAGACAGAAAAGACAACTAGACGCAACCATTGCGGGTTTGGATGCTCAAGTTAAGGCTCAAGAGAAGTATAACAAAACTGTTGAAACTCTGAATAAACAACGAGCTTTAAGTGGTATCTCTGGTCCTGAATCGAATACGCTATCTGGTGCGGAGTATGACACCTACATAACTAAGGCCACTCAGCAAAGAGATGCAGCGCTTGCCCCAAAAGACAATAGTGCTCAACTTAATTCTGTTCAAAGTAAGCTAGATTCATATACTGCCACTCTTGGTAAAGCAGAACGAGCAGAAGTACAGTATGCACGAGCTGTTAAGACTCTCAATGAAGCACAGTCTCTTGGGTTGGTTACTACAGAACAATACGATTCCAAGCTTGCGTCTTTTGTTGCCCATAGAGATGCAGCCGTTAAAGCAGCAAACGATAATACTGTAGCTGAACAGTCTTTTGAAAGACAACTAAGAAGTGTTGTTACTGCGTATGATCCAGTACAAAGGGCACAGGACAGCTATAACGCATCTGTTAAAGTATTGGCTGAAGGTCTTCAGAGTGGTAAGATTTCTGCTGAAACTTTCAATAAAGCCCTGACAGAACAGCGTCTTGCTTTAGAAGGGGTAAAGTCTGCACAAACAAATAGCGTAAATGTGGCAGACGATTACAATGAAGCCTTACGCGCTGTACTTCCATACCGAAAAGAGCTTGAGAATCTTGAATTAAGACAACGAGCACTTGATTCTGCTAAGGCTGCTGGTAAAGTAACAACCCCGCAACAGATTCAAGATTACAATGACGCAACAGCAGCGATTAAACGCCAGACGGAAGAGTACAACAAGCGTATTCAAGCTGGTCAGAATGCTGGTATCACGTTCAAGCAAGAACAAGCAGCACTTCGCGGTCTTCCTGCTCAGTTTACTGATATCATTGTATCTCTCCAAGGTGGACAAGCACCTTTGACTGTTTTGTTGCAACAAGGTGGTCAGATCAAAGATATGTTTGGTGGTATTGGTCCTGCAATTGCGGCTACAGGTAAGGGTCTTCTCTCCCTAATTAATCCAGTCTCTGTTCTAGCAGTTGGGTTTGGTGCTGTGGCTCTGGCTGGATTTGAGGCATCTAACGAGATATCTAAATTTAACCAAGCAACTGAGCAAGCCAATGGTGTTTCAGGTATTGGTGCCAGTCAGTATGCAAATCTTAGAGATAGGTTAGATGAGACGGCAGGTACAGCTAGGAAAGCATCTGAGGCACTTACAGCACTACAAGGCTCCGGTAAAGTAGCAGGCGGATTGTTCTTTGAAGTGTCTGAAGCCGCTATTAACCTTGAGAAAGCAACAGGACAAGCTATTGCTAAGACGGTTGATGACTTCGCATCTTTAGCTAAAGATCCATTAGATGCCGCTAAGCGACTAGATGACCAGTATAAGTTCTTGACAGCATCTGTTATCGCGCAAGCTGAGGCCCTGATTAAGCAAGGTGACGAGCAACAAGCTGTAACTCTCTTACAGGATAAATTAGCTAAAGCGGTTGATGAATCCTCTAAGCGAATGATTGACAGAGCAAACGGTGTTGCAAGTGCTTGGTCTAAAGTAAAAGGTGTTTTTGCAGAAACCGCCGATGCCGCTGTTAATGCTCTTCGTGCCCCATCTATTGAGGACCAGATTAAAGCCCTTGAGGACAGTACAGAACAACGTAAGAAGACATTAAGTGGCGAAGGTACTAATTCTGGATTCGGTATCAATAACGTTAGGGGTTTTTTCGGTATTGGTGAAATAAACCCAGAAGATGATCCGCAAATCAAGCTTAATGAAAAGCGCCTCCTATCCCTCAGACTCCTTCAGAACGAGGAAGACAAACGAGTAGCAGCACGTGCTCGACAAGAGAGAGACAGAAAGCAAGAAGTTGATGATCAGTTTGCTTTGAGTAAAGGTGTTGATGAAGTAACAAAACAATCTGAAAAGTTACGACAGAAGCTCAAGGAAGTTGAACAAGCCTATCAACGGAGTGTAACTAAAGCTAAGCAATCAGGTGGTGCCATATCTTCGGAGCAAGAGTCTCAATATCAGCTCGTTATTGATGGGTACAATAAGAGGATTAAGGATGCGGAGGAAAATGAGGCTAAGAAAGCTCGTGGACCATCTTCACCAGCCGATACCCGTCAAGTACAAGAAGTTAAGACTAACCTTGCTGTGATCACATCGGAATATGATGGTTACTATAAGCGCATCACATCTCTGCGTGAAGCTAATATCCTTTCTGATGAAGCTGCCTATTATGCTCAGAAGGCTATTCTTGATGCTCAAGCTAAAGCTACTGACGATTCCTACACTAAACAGATTTCTGCTATCAAGGCTCTGCAAGGTAGCAAGAAGAACAGTGAATCAACCAATATCTCTCTTGAGAATCAGTTGACTAAAGCTGAAGCTGCAAGAATTAAGGCTCAGCAGGATATTCAAACTAAGCAAGAACAGAACACTGCAAGGTTTGAGGGCGATCTTAAGAAGCGTGAACAAGCCATCACAGCATACAAGAATGCTCTTGAGAAGCAGATTGAAGCGGAACAAGCTCGTGGTGATAGGGCTGTCATTGGTGTTGGACGTGGGGATAGGCAACGAAATCTAAGTCAATCTCTTTATGAGAATGATCTTAACTTTGCACAAGAGCAGAGAGAGTTGGCTCGAAGTGGCTTAGATAGATCAGATCCTGTTCAATATGCAGAGAACCTTAAAAACCTTGAAGCTGCTCATAGTAGAATGGCTGAAACAATTATTGCTAACGACAAGCGTATTGCTGATGCTAACTATGACTGGACTAATGGATATACTCGTGCTGTAGAGAATGCTCAAGAAGATGGGATGAACTTCGCAAGGTCTGTCGAGATGGGTCTTACTGGTGCCTTTGAGAGTGCTGGTGACGCCTTAGCTACATTCGTAACTACAGGTAAGTTGAACTTCTCAGACTTCGCTAGAAGTGTCTTGAGTGACTTGGCTACAATTGCCGCAAGACAGGCTGCTATGGGTGCATTGGGTAGCTTGTTCAGTATTGCAGGTGCTGGTATCTCTGGCTACTTTGGTGGTGGTGCATCTAGTGTAGGTAGTACAAGTGCTGGGTATACAGCTGAATACTTCCCTAACCTTGCAGCGGCTAAAGGTGCAGCATTTGAGAGTAGTGGTACTCAGTTCTTTGCACAAGGTGGTGCATTCACCAACTCTATCGTAAATACACCAACAGCATTTGGTATGGCTGGTAATAAGCGAGGAGTAATGGGTGAGGCTGGTCCAGAAGCTATCATGCCTTTGACTAGGACATCTGGTGGAAACTTAGGTGTAAGAGTGACGGGTGGTCTAGGTGGTGGAGGTACTATTGTCAACGTACAAGTAAGTGTAACAGAGGGTCAAACTACTGCGTCGTCTGATGGTGGTGGAGCTTGGGATGGTTTTGGTAAGGACTTGGGTGCTTTTGTTGATGGTAGAGTAAGAACAATCATCAACAAAGAGACACGTCCAGGTGGCTCATTGAAAGCACAGAACTCCTAATAGCTTTAACCTATCGACTATGGTAGTTCTATTGACAATAATAATTATAAAAGAGTAGAATGTAACATTACTGGGGAGCATGTCTCCCCTTATTTATTTAGGAGAAGATTGTATGGTGAAGACATTCACTTGGGAAGTTGAAAGGGGTGTTGACCCTACAATCAACTACAAAGTAATCGAAGCTCAATTTGGTGATGGCTATAAGCAAACAACTGCTGATGGCATCAACAACAAAGAGGAACAATACGCAATCCGTACACACGCTAAGACAGCAGTTGCTAGTGAGATTATGGCGTTCTTTGATGAACATGCTGGATATAAAAGCTTTCTGTGGAAGCCACCTCTCGGACAACTATCTTTGTTTACTTGTGTAGATCCTAAACCTGTATATCAAGGTGGTGATCTGTATGTCATTACAGCAACGTTCGTTAAGAGCTACGCAAGTATCAGCTAAGAGGTGTGTATGGCATTAATAGATATTAAACAAACATTACAGTCACTTGAGCCGGGTTCAAAAGTAAAACTAATTGAAGTGGATTGCACAAGTTTTGGTGGTAATGTACTCAGGTTTCACAATTACAATGTAAATTACACAGAAGCAGAATTGTTAGCTCTGCAAGCCGCTGGTGGAGATATTCCACCAAAACCTATTGTTTGGCAAGGTAATGAATATTCTGCTTGGCCTTATCAAATGGACGGTATTGAGTGGGATGGTAGTGGTAAGAGTCCTCAGCCAATGCTTGAAGTAGCAAACATTGATGGAACTATTAGCTCTCTTTGTCTTACTCTCTCCAACTTATATGGTGCTAAAGTTACTGAGCATACTACGTTCAGACAATATTTACCAGATGGTGAAGATCCTGATCCAACTATGGAATTTACACAAACTTGGTTTATTACTCGTAAGAGTGGCGAGAACCAAACTAGTGTAGCTTTTGAATTATCTTCTCCGGCTGACTTTCTTGGTCAAATGTTGCCACGTAGACAGATCCATTCCATGTGTCATTGGGCTTTAAATGGTAACTATCGTGGCCCAGATTGTGGATATACAGGATCTAACTACTTTACAGAAGACGGTACACCAACTTCCGACCCATCAAAAGATTCTTGTGGTGGTTTGTGCTCAGATTGTAAGTTGAGATTCGGTGCTGAGAATCCTCTACCGTTTGGTGGCTTTATTGCAAGCTCTCTTATCTCATAAGGTGCTGATATGACTATACCTAAGAAGTTAAATAAAGGCGTTATATCTGACATCTTCAAACATGCTGAGGAAGGTTATCCAAAAGAGATTTGTGGTGTTGTTATTCTAGATGGTAAAAACAAACAGAAGTATATCCGCTGTGTGAACATTGCTGATAACCCAACTGAAGAATTTAAGATGTGTCCTCACTCCTACATAAAAGCTGAAGAACAGGGGGATATAGTCGGTATTGTTCACAGTCACCCAGACGGTAGTAGTCAACCAAGTCCTTATGATATAGCTGTGATGACCATCAATAGGGAGATCCAAACATCAATTGACCAGTCATCTACCGCTATTCCTTGGCATATCGTGTCCTACCCTGATGGGGACTATAGGCAAGTAATTCCAAGCGATTCTACTAGTCTTTTAGGTAGACAATTTGTACATGGTTTATGGGATTGCTGGTCAATTTGTGAGAGCTATTACAAGAAGTACCACAATATCACATTTGAACCTTTTGAAAGAAAAGATTTGTGGTGGGAAGACAAAGAAGCCAAGAGTCTATATGAAGACTTCTATGAGGGTGCCGGATTCTATCAAGTAGATACGCCAGAAGTGGGAGATATGATTATCATGCAGATTGGTCGTTCTTATCATCCTAACCATGCTGGTATCTACCTTGGAAATATCAAAGAGTTTGAAGGCAATACATACCACGGTTCAACTCTGATGTTACACCACATGTATGGTAAGAAGAGCGAAGTGATTGTCTATGGTGGTCAGTGGTCACAAAGAACACGATTAATCCTAAGACATAAAGATGTTAAATAGGAGAAATCTATGAATAGTTGGATTGAAGTTAGACCAGCAGGATACCTTAAGAAGTTTGGTAATCATAAATTTTATGTAGCCTCCCCTGCTGAAGCAATTAAAGCCATGATGTTTCAAGTGAAGGGTTTTAAAGAGGCATTCCATAATTCACAGAAGAAAGGATTAAAGTTTGCTGTTATTACAGATAAACGAAATATCCGAGATGCTGAAGAACTTCTTATGGGGAAACCAAAGGTAGTAAGTATTGTCCCTAAGTACGAAGGAGCTAAGAACAGAGCGGGTACATTTCTCCTTGCCGCTGTTGCAATTGCTGCTGTAGTTTTTTCAGCAGGCACAGCAGGTTTTGGTGCAGGTGCATGGTTTGCTGCTGGTTCTACTAGTGCTGCGGTTGGTACAAACTTAGCTGTAGCACTTGCTCTTGGTGGTATTACGCAGCTTTTAACACCACAACCAAAAGGTTTGAACACCACATCAGATGCTGCTAACAAACCTTCCTATGCTTTTGGTGGCCCAGTTAACACTACAGCACAAGGTCAACCAGTTCCTGTCTTGTATGGACAGCGTGAAGTTGGTGGTGCTATCGCGTCTGCGAGTATCCTTGCTGAGGATCAACAATAATCTTAGAGTAGTTGAAAGGAGAAGTAAATGCTTGAGTATGAAATCCATGGTGGTAAGGCTGGTGCAGAGTCACCACACACGCCTGTGGAAACACCTAACAACCTCCTTTCGGTAGCCTATGCTAAGGTTCTTGTAGCAGTTGCAGAAGGAGAGTTGGCAGGTAATCCAACAGCCCGTGATATCTTCCTTGATGGGACACCACTCCAGAATGCTGATGGTAGTAATAACTTTGGTGGTGTAACTTGGGAATGGAGAAACGGAACAGTAGACCAAGAGTACATTAAAGGTGTTCCTGATGTAAGTAATGAGATTACAGTCGGGTTTGATTTGACAACAGCAAATCCTTATGTTCGCAACATCACCAAGACAACACTTGATGCTGTTCGTGTAACTTTCCAATGGCCTGCACTGCTTCGTCAATTGCAGGATGGTGATACTGTTGGCTACAGCATTAAATACGCTGTTGACATCTCCACTGATGGTGGTCCTTTCGTAGAATACAAGCAATATGAAGTAAGAGGTAAAACAAACACCACTTATGAACGTACACATCGAGTAGACCTACCTAAAGCTACAATTGGCTGGTCTTTCCGTGCTAGACGTACTACACCAGACAGCTCATCTAGTATGATTCAAGACAGTATGACTGTTAAGAGTATTACTGAAGTAGTTGACGTTAAACAACGATATCCAAACACTGCGTTGTTGTTTGTACAGTTTGACTCTCGTCTGTTTGGTAACTCATCTATCCCTAAGATTTCTGTAAAGACTAAAGGTCGAGTTATTCAAGTACCAACAAACTATGACCCAGAGTCACGAAACTATGCTGGTGTTTGGGATGGTAGTTTTAAGTGGGCTTGGAGTGATAACCCTGCTTGGGTATTCTACGATATTGTCCTACAAGATCGCTTTGGTCTTGGGAATAAAGTAGACGCTACAATGATTGACAAATGGGCACTATATGAAGTGGCTCAGTATTGCGATGTCATGGTGGACGATGGTACTGGTAGCGGTACTATGGAACCTAGACATACATGCAACGTCTATCTCCAAAGTCAAGAAGATGCGTGGAAGGTGCTGAGGGATATTGCCTCCATCTTTAACGGCATGACCTATTGGAACGGTAAACAGTTTGTAGCAATTGCGGATAAGCAAGAGCCTCTTGATAACATCCCAATCTTCTCTCGCTCTAACGTAATTGGTGGTACGTTTAACTATCAAGCGGCTGACGATAAGAGTATATACACCTCTGCTCTGATCAGCTACGATGAACCAACAAACCACTATCAGACTGAAGTAGAGGCTGTGTGGGAGAAGAGTCAGATCCTTCGTTGGGGTGGAGATAGACAGACAAGTCTGTCCGCTATTGGTTGTACATCGCGTGGTGAAGCTCAACGTAAAGGTAAGTATACACTGCTTACTAATATGTTCACCCGTACAGTAACGTTCCAGACAGGTCTTCAAGGGTTGAACGATGATATCCTTCCTGGTAAGATCATTGGAGTTGCTGACCCATTGATTGGTGGTAAGCCTTTCACTGGTCGTATCAAAGTGGCTGCTGGTAAAGTTATCACACTTGACCGAGATATTGAAGCTGTTGCTGGAGATCTGCTGTTCATCACCAATAAAGATGGCAGCAGTCAACCAAGAACCATTCAAGCTGTTGCAGGTAATATTGTAACACTTACTGTTGCATACACGGAACAACCACTTCCAAATGCTGTATGGTATCTGGAATCATCGACACTAAAAAGTCAGTTGTTCAGGGTTACACGAATTAGCTCTCCATCTGAAAGCATCTATGAGATTGAAGCTGTAGAGTATAATGATAGTAAATACGCTGCCATTGACAATGGGGCAAGACTAGAACCTCGACCAATCAGTGTAGTTCCACCGGGAATCCAAGCAGCTCCGGTTAGTGTATCTGTAAGCTCTAATTCATACATCGAGCAAACCATGGCGGTCACTAACATGGTTGTCTCCTGGCCTAAGACAGCTAATGCTGTTCTTTATGAAGGGCAGTGGTTGGTAGACGATGGTGATTGGGTGACTCTTGGTACAACAGGCGGTCAAGACTTCACAGTCAAGGGTATCTACTCTGGAACCTACCTCGTTCGCATTCGTGCTATAAACGCTGGTGGCGTTAAGAGTGTTTGGAAACTCAGTGAGGCAACAACTCTTGTCGGTAAGGAAGGTGCCCCACCTGCTGTTACTTCGCTAACAGCCTCGCCACTTATTTATGGTATTGGTCTTGATTGGACATTCCCCGAAGGGGCAACAGATACTGCACGTACAGAGATTATGTACAGTCAGACAACTGCGTTCGCGGATGCAATTAAGTTAGGTGATTATGCTTACCCACAAGACAGTCACGAGTTACATGGTTTGTTGGCTGGTCAAAGATTCTACTTCTGGGTAAGACTTGTAGATAGGACCGGTAACATTGGTGCGTGGTATCCAAGTGATACAGCAATTGGTGTTGTTGGTCAAGCTGCGACTAACACAGAAGGTATTTACAACGACTACTTTGCTGGATTGATCACTGATACAGCATTAAATGAAGAACTTAATAACCGTATTGATCTAATTGATGGTGTAGGACCGGGATCTGTAAATGAGCGAATTGACACAGCTGTAACTGATCTTGAAGGACAGATTGCTGCTATTACTGATGCTCTTGTTTATGACCCAACCAAAGCCTATCTGACCGGTGAGATTGTAAGAAGTGGTAATAGACTCTATCAAGCAATTGATAACGTTCCAATCAACACTCCACCTCCTAATGAAGTTTACTGGAAAGATGTTGGTGTTATCTTAGAAGAAGCTAACGCTCTTGCTGCACAAGTAACAATTAACACAGCTGACATTGACGTAATTGACGGTAAGCTAACATCTGCTGTTAGTCAGGTTAACTCCTTACAAGCTGCATTCAGAGATGACGATGCTGAAGGTGAGTTAAATGGTGCGCTAGAGGGTTGGACAAGTAGCGCTAAAATTATCGAAGAGAGTAAAGTAAGGGCTACAGAAGACGAAGCTATGGCTTCCAAACTCACAGTTGTTCAAGCTCAGGTCAACAATAACACATCTACTATCTCATCTTTGTCTACCACTGTATCGAATAACGCGAGTTCTACAGCTTCTCAACTCAACCTTGTTAATTCTAGGGTTGATGCAACAGAGACTTCTATTGCTAGCGAAGCAACAACAAGAGCTACAGCAGATACAGCACTTGGATTACGAATTGACACAACAGAAGCTTCTATTGCAAGTAATACCGCAAGAATCCAGACCGTGGAAACTGCACAAGTAACAACAGATAGTAGCCTAGCTACATTGACTACTAAAGTATCTTCTGTTAGCAGAGAAGATGGTGCTGACGGTGAACTAGATTCTGCCATCAATGGTTGGAATTCAAGTGCTAACTACGCCAAAGAAGTCACTACCCGTACATCTGAGAATGAAGCACTTGCTAAGAGTGTCGAGACTGTACAAGTTAATGTCAATAACAATACCTCATCTATCCAGACCATCTCCCAAGCTCAAGCTACACAAGACGGCAAGCTCAGTAGTATGTGGGCAGTTAAGATGCAGGTTAACGCTCAAGGTCAGTACGTTGCTGCTGGTATTGGTCTTGGTATTGAGAATGGTCCTGCTGGATTGCAAAGTCAGTTCCTTGTACAAGCAGATAGATTCGCTGTAGTGAACAACATTAACTCAACAGTCTCTGCTCCTTTCGTTGTTACTGGTGGTCAGGTGTTCATCCGAGATGCTTTTATTGCTAACGGCTCTATCACAATGTTAAAGATTGGTGAAGACTTACAGTCTGATAACTACGTTGAAGGCGTGTCTGGGTGGAGACTGACTAAATCTGGTAGCTTTAAGATTAACGGTAGTGTAGCAGGACAAGGTAAGATGGTTATGACTAACCGCTCACTGAGGGTTTACGATGGGGCAGGTGTTAAGAGAGTGCAACTTGGAGATTTGACAGAATGAGTTATGGATTAAGAATTTACGATAGTAGTGGAGGCATCAATCTAGATACTGATGACTTTACAATGCGAAGACTGGCTAGGATGGAGTTACCCGCACAAGGAAGGACAGGCGGTAGCGGGACAAGATCCTCCTACATAAGCTGGACTGTTCCGGGTTACGACCCTGCTACTTGTTTTATCCTAATCACGCCAAAAACATATGCAAGTTACGGTCAAGGTTATGATGCACCAAGTTATCCTGTCCTTCCCACCTACGCTGAACTTGGAGGCGAACAGATAGCAATATACACATATGTGAATTATCGCGTCTCCACAGGTACAGGCGATTGGAACGATAGGTGGAAGAGTTATACGGTTGCATGTGTGATAGATGCAGTAAAGGTGCTTTAGTTATGAGTTATGGATTATCAGTTGTGAATGATGCTGGTACTATTATTATTGATAACACATATAAGATACTCGTATTCTCTGAGAGAGGTTCGTTTAGGATTACATCACAGTATACAGATAAGCCAGGGTATGGTGGGATAAACTTCTCAAAACCAATCACAACCGTCGAACCTCCTCAGATTTTTATCAGAAGAGAGAGTGGTGTGACCCCAACCCTGACGGTATATTGCCGATTACGTGGTTCTTCTGGAAACTGGACAGGATTCACACTTATCTCAGGGGCAGGTGGATCTGTGCTCCAAAACCATTTGGTGGAATATGTGGCATGTAAATTTTCAGACACAGTTAGTACTGATAATTACGGCCTTAATATGTGGGATGAGAGTGGTGATCCTATATTTTCCTCATCGGATAAAATCGTAAAGTACGGAAAGTTTACTAAGTCTTGGGGTCTTGACCAAAGTAGGGACCCTTACAGATATACCAGTGGGTTGACTATTGATAAAGATGACTTTATCTGTATCAGTAGTATTGATCGAGGTGTAAACTGGATGATTGATCAACATGCCTATGTGAGTCTAACCATAATCTCCGGGAATGCAAGGGTTTTGCACATGACAGGACAACTTGGTGCTGGAGGTGTAAAAGATTGGTATTGGCAAGGGACTAGAGGTACTAAATTTACGATTCCAGTATGTAAATTTCCATCAGATCGTTATTACAATATATAAGGAGCATTTAGTATGCCATGGTACAGAACTGGCACAGTAAGTGTCACAAACAATAGTACTACCGTTACAGGTACTGGTACAGACTTTTCTGCTAACTCTCGTGTGGGGGATGCTTTCCAAGGGCCGGATGGGAGGTGGTATGAGGTAACTAACATTGCATCAACCACTGTTATCTCAATTCTACCCGCATACCAAGGGACAACAGCTTCTGGTGGTGTTTACGGTTTAGCACCTATGCAAGGCTATGTGAAACAGTCTGCTGACCAACTAAGAGCAATTACCAATCAGTACGGAACTACTCTTGGTATTCTTGGTACGCCTTCGAATGCAACGCAACTTAGAACCAATATCTTGGCAGCAAAGAGTGGAGCAAACAGTGACATCACCAGTATCACTGGGTTGACTACTGCTCTTAGTATTGCACAAGGTGGTACAGGTGGTACATCTCAAGATACTGCTCGTACTGCGCTAGGACTCGGGTCCGCAGCAGTAGCCCCAATTCTAGGAACAGTCAGTCAGAGTGGTGGTACTCCTACAGGTGCTATCATTGAACGTGGTAGTAACGCTAATGGTGAGTATGTTAAGTTTGCAGATGGGACGATGTTTTGTTCACATAAATTCTCTATCACTATAACAACAACCGCATCGGGTGCAATTTTCAGAGATAACGCCCCCGTTGGAGGTATGTGGACATATCCTGCTGTATTTAGCGCAACCCCTGCGTTAGCCACTGTTGCAACATCAAGTCTTGTTTGGTCATCGGTGGCAGCAACTAACACAACATCAGCTAACATCGTAATCCTCTCACCAACAAACCTCTCATCGGCAGCTTCTTTCCTTAACACACTAGCCTTCGGTAGGTGGTTTTAAGCTATAAGGATAACATATGCACATTAAATTTTCACCAGTAAGGTTAGATTCACAATTACAAGCCTTTGTAGAGGGGGATTGTTTGGTACTGAATGATCAAAGGTACGACTTCTCACCCCTTAAGGATGGCGATATTCTACCGAAAGAGGCTATAGACTGTCCATGGGTAGCTGGTGATGTTTATAGAGAGGGTGGAGATATCCATATCTCTCTAGTCCTCCCTCATGGTATTGATGCCCCGTATGAGACTCGTTTTCCAGCTCCAGTAGTTTGCCAATCTGGAGTTATCCCATTTCCGCCATATGGAGGTGTGTAGATATGACCAATATCGACTTCTCGAAAGTTATAAGCAAGGAAGAACAAGTAAGTAATTTGGTCAACCAGAGGAAAGAAGAGATCGCAGCTAGACGCTATTTAGCTGAAGTCTCAACATTGAGTATTGACGGAATTGTTTTCTCTAATGATAGAGAGACTCGATCCCTTATCAATCAATGCTTAATGTTCTTGGAAGAGGGTCAAACCGTTAAATGGAAATCTTCAAATAGTGGCTTCGTGGTACTTAGTAAACAAGAGTTAACCGCTATTGCCAAAGTACTATTCAGCTATGTCCAGCAGTGCTTTAGCAGAGAAGAGGTACTAATGACCATGGTGGATAACGGGACATACTCTGCATCTATGCTTGATGAAGGGTGGCCTGATGTCACGATTTCTATCAACGCTTAAAGTGGAACAACTGGGAAGGACTACTTTCAGACTAATAGACAAGCTTGTTTTTGAAACTAGAGAATGTGTAATCACAGTACCTACTGGGTATGTTACAAACTTGCATCTCTGGAAAGTCTACACAATGTGGTCTTATTTCCCATTTACGCACTAATGTCAGGATATGGTAACTATGCTTCTACCATTCATGACTACCTGTACAGTGAGGGTTGCTACAGTAGAAGAGAGTGTGACGACATCTTCTATGCTGCCCTGCGTGCCGAAGGTGTGGCAAGATGGAGAGCTTATCTCTTCTGGTTGGGTGTCAGGCTCGGAGGAAAGTCACACTATGTAGGTAAAATACACAGGTAAATCAACGTTAAAGGCTACTCAATAGGGTAGCCTACCTTGGAGGTTATCGTGGGAATTAGGGTGACAGATGCATTAAGAAAGAAGATATTAATCGCTCTTTTAGCCGCAGGTGTGAGTGGACCATCTGCTTACTATGCAACAACTAAGACAGTAGATGCTGAAGGTTTTGTTACACAGTTACATCTTGACCCTGTTGGGCTACCTACACTATGTGTAGGGCATCTGGCAATGAAAGGTGAGAAGGTGAAACAGAATTACACCGAAGAGGAGTGTATTGCAATCTTTGTCTCCGATTGGGTGAAGCATGAGCGCCTTTTAAATGAGAAAGTAAAAGTACCATACAGATCAGAGTGGATGAAAGGAAGTCTCACAGACTTCACCTTTAACAAGGGTATTGGTAATCTTGCTTCAAGTACTCTTCTTAAAGATTTGAATGCTAAGCGATATGACAGAGCTTGCGACAGACTTTCTGATTGGGTATATGGGAAAGTTAATGGAAAGAAAGTGAAGCTCAGAGGTCTTGAGATTAGAGCCTCTGTACAATGGAAGGCTTGTATGGGAGAAGTCCCTGCAACCTATGTCTCGGATATGGTGAGGTGGGGTGCTAAAGATGCTCTCTAAGATGTATAAACATATGTGTAAACACTACCACGCTTACTCTATTGCTGCCAATACAATGTTGGCTGTTGCCATGGCTGGCCTAGCACTACTTGGCGTTCTTAACACAATGCTGACAGCTACAATGCTCATTGGGTGGGGAGGTGCGTTAGCTGGTATCTATTTCCTTGGTAAGTGGTTGGATCAAGAAGTAGAAGACTTAGATAAAGTTGGTAAGCACGACCATGAGGAGGGACATAGTTGTGGAGTGGATAAAAAGCGTAATAAATCTTCTGACAAATAACACAGTTCCAGCTATTGTTCTATCCCTTCTCACCCTCCTTGGTTCATCCTCTTATCTTAACTATAAGCAGTATCAAGATAACTCTACCCTCAAAGCTGAAGTGATTAATTTAAGAGAGGTAAATAAGTCCCTGCTTGATACTACAGACATGCTTACACAAGACTTGCAGAAGAAGCCTAAGGAGATTGTGAAGACTGTTACAGAAGTGAGTAAAGAACTTTGTGAAGGGGAGAAGAAGACTTCTGAGATAAGGCACTTCAAACCAAGCACATTCAATAGGAAGGAGGTGACAAATGAAAAAGAGTATGTCGATATTGATGCTCCTTTCTCTGATGAGTTTATCAGCTTGCTCAAGTAGTCCACAAGTGAAAGAAGTGGTGATACAAAAGCAATACATTCCTACGTCTTTATTGGTGGTCAACTGCAAGATTGAGGAAGATGTATCAACACCAAGACTACTGGGCGCTGCCTATGTAAGTGAAAGGAGTTGTAGGAAAGCTTATGAGAAGCTTACTGAGGGGTTGATTAGATCGTACACCGAAGAGGGAGATAAGAGCTATGGAAAGCAATGATAATGACAGTGGAAAGTTACAGAAGCTGCTAGAGAAGTGGGGCACTACTGTCACTGTGCTGTTGTTCACTCTGTCTATCTTCGTGTACAAGCAAGATAAGGCAACGCTAGAGACAGCAATTGCTAATGTTGCATCTCAGGCACAGATGGATCAGAAGGGACTTTCTACACAGATCAACTCTAACACCAGAGCGATTAGTAGGTTACAAGAAGCTAAGGCTAGCAGAGAAGAGTTGAAGACAGCCATTGAATCAGTATCTAAAGATAATGCTATCTTTCGTCAAGATGTGAAAGACAGTATAAACACCCTTCGTAATGACTTGGTGCAGCGTATGGACATTCTTGTTAACAGCAGCAAGAAATAACAATAAGAGATAGATATTATAAGAATAAATTAAGCCCCTTCCTTTTGGTTGGGGCTTTTCTTTTGGCTAGAATTTATTTAGCAGCAGGTACATCTTCTTTCAAATATTCATCAAGCTTCTTATTCAAAAGCTCAATACCCTTACCACCAATCTGCTTAGCAGCATCTGATGTAACTACATTGTACACAGTCCCACCAGCAATAATTAACGCAATATCTTTCTTACTTGGGATAAGTGTACAAAGTGTTAGGCACACTATTGCACAGATAAGACAACGCTTAAGCCAAGTAGGAAACTCTTCTTTCCGTTCACACCAGAAGTAAGAACCACAGCCCAGTCCAATTAATCCAAGAATTACTCCAATTACAAAAAGCAAGAATGCGATACTACCACTAATCATCCAGAGGTAGAGAATAAAGAATTCCATTACTTTTCTCCTTGTTTGTGGTGGATAGCTAAGACTTTAGAATACATCTCATCGGCCAACACTGAAACTTTATGTGGATCTCCGAGACTGAAGCCAACCTCCTCTGCACGCTTATATGCGGAAACATATGAAGCATTCAAACAAGCCAACACCCAATAATATTCAGCCTCAGTTTCAAGGGTAATGGTGATAGGATTAAACTTCTTTGGTTCTTTTACTTCTACTTTCATTTGTTACTTCTCCTTTGTTTAATTTGTTTGAAGAATTCTACTCACTTCAGTCTTCTTTGTAAAGCCATTCTTGGAACAGTTTACGCATTCTTTTGCTGATAATACAAAGCTTGATTGGTTCACCTTGGCGAATTCTAGAACGCCAGACCCATTGCAAAAGCTCAGATAGAGCAAACTGATTAACATCCACAGGTACACCATAGTCTTGCAAGAATGACGAAACACTGAGGTGAGGGAAGCGATTATAAGCATGAACCATTACAGACCTATTACGATAGGCGTTAGTGGCACGACTACTACAAGGTAGGAAACAACCAGAAGCTAATCCATTATCTTGCACATCACCAGTGCCAGCAGCATAGCTCACCGGGCTTACTTTCTTAGAGTTCTTTCTGCTAGGTTTAGCAATTGAAGATGGTACACACCAGAGTAAATCATCACTCAAAGCTTTCTGAGAATTTCCGAGAGCACGAATAGATTTAGCTAACTTGGTTAAGTCCTTCTGAGTGGCTTTACCATACCAACTGGATGATAGTGATTCCCCTGCCCATTCTTGTACTTGCTTCTCTCCAACAAACTCAATCAGCTCTCTAATCCTTAATTTGTCCTTATCTCCTACTTGTACTTCAGTGAAATCAATAACACTGATACCCTTCATAGCTAGAAATGAATCAAGAATACTTCCTTTGAATAGGTAGGTTAACAAGATTACTCTCTCAGAGCATTTAATCAAATCCATAGGCAGTTGTGTAACAAACCAACTGTCACTTCGTTTACTTTGATAAATCATACCAAGTCTACACATATTAGCAAGCTTTGTGTACTTTGTGTTGTCAAGGATATTATCATTCAACCAGATAACTTTACCATCATCTTCTTGCACAGATATCTGGTTCAGACCCTTTAGATATTGAAAGTCACTAGCAGAGTACCCATCACCAAGTGGTTCAATAAAGCTAACTTCTTCATCTAGAATCAAAGTGTATTTATTAGTTTCAATAAGCTTTAGGTGTTCTTTCTTAAGACTTGAATACATAGAGTGAGTAATAGAAATATTGACACCAGATGCTAATAGGTCTAGTAGATGCTCCCCTTTAGTTCTATAATTTTCAGTCGATGGTGCTGTAAATTTAGCATTAGAGCACGCATTCACAACCCTATCTTCACTTTCAGATAGCAGTGGTGTTACATACAGAAATGCTGTTTCTGGATTAGCTTCACACCAATTCAAAATTGCAGTGCTTTTACCTGATCCCATGATTGAGTCGAGGAGTTCAATTTTATCTGTCATCTTTTCTCCAAATTTTAGATATTTTAGTACCTACTATTGTTATAAGAGAGTATCTCTGAAACCATTGATCTAGAGCGGTTTCTTAGTCATATCTCGTAGCCTAAATTGATAGAAACTCGTAATCATTTTACGAGAGTAGACAAAGGGACAGCTTACGCCATCCCTTCTTTTGTGTTAATTCAACTTAATCACAGCATCTTCACCAGACTCAAACTTCTGATTAACATCATTCAACACAACCACTTTATACTTATTCAGATCCACCTTTGGATAACCAGCAAACTTCAGGAACAAACCAGACCAGAACATATTCAAATGTGTCTCATAGGATCGCTTAACGTCAATCAATTGCTTCTGACTAGTGGTGAAGTCATTACGACCACTCTCCATCACTTGCTGAATCTGACGATACATTTGTGGATCAAGGTTCATGTTACGTTCTTGGATAAACTGAAATACAGCCTTACTACCATCCTTACCATAACGACCTTGGAATGTAGCTTGCACAACATCTTGCAAGTCTTTCTTATACATTCCGGGTACTTGCGCAACCTCTTGTACCTTTGTGGTGTATCCATTCAACACCACTTTGTTTTCTTGCCAAGTGGCATCAAGCTTCTGTTCTGCTTGAGCACCAAGGTTGTAATATTTGATGTATGTGCCAAACAATCCAACACCCATGATTACAACCAAAGATAGAATAATTGCAGCGATAACCTTACCCATTTGTTTCTCCTTACTTACCAATCCAATGTGCTGTAAACTTCACCAAACAAACGATAAGCCTTGTCTTTACGCTCTTGGTATTCTTCACAAGCTTTTACGTAATTATTGAAAGCATTTGGTTTAGTTTCTACACGCTTATATCCATTCTTAAAGTTACCTCCCAAGTCGTAAGACAATCCAAAGTCTTTCATATCTGGCTCATCCTCAACTGTCTGAGAGAACACCCAGATCAGTTCTTGCAGATCATCCATGCGAAGCTGAAATGCAGCTTTAGAGTCTACTTCATCTACGTTTTCCCAATAACTCTCCAGACCTTGGATCTTAGTTTGCTTCTCCATGTAGTAGGCTGGGATACCAAAGCAATCCTTATCTTTGTTCGTCAACAACTGCTTGAGGTAAGCAAGAATAATTGGATTCAGACCATACTCAATACTGAAGGTGGCCTTATTCTGAAACTTGTATTGACCTTTAGATTTATGCAGCATCTTACTTTTCCTTATTTAAAATTAAGCAATCTCATGTTTATAAGCAATGTAAGCTGATCCAAATGGAAACAAGATACCAAATATCATCACCATCCAGATAGCATACGTTGGTACTTCTACTTCATCATCAAGGTATTTGAAGTCCTCAATGCTGCGAGGTACATAATACTGCAAGATGTTCTCTTGTACAACCTTATTTATTGCTACAGAATCATATTTCCCAATGTCCAGCAAAGCATCCCTGAGCTTGACATTCACCACATCACTCTTAGACCAAGAGAAGACAGCAACATGCCTAAAATCGCCTTCTTTATCGACATCTAAGACGAGATAAACATCATTGATCTTACCACCAAGGGTACGCGCTCGTAACGATTCTGAGAACAGATTTCCCTTACTATGAAGCACTACAACAACGTTTACTTTCTTATCTGGACCTAGTTTACGTAGTGAGTAGTTTAGCAGGGTGTTAAGCTCTCCGCTAGGTTTGTATTCACTATCAAAATCAATGACACGATTGATGCGATAGTAATCATGCACAGACAAGTAAGCAGGAATAGCTACGCGATTGTCAAGACCTGATTTATTGAAGATACTAAATGGTGAAGCCTTGATGTAGTTGTAGTAGCTATCTTGTACAGCAAATGGCTCACCACTCTTGACACTACTCCAACGTGGAGGTTCTTTCAAGCCTTGTCTGTCAATTGTAGCAATCTCTGTGTGATAGCCAATACTGCTTTGTACATTCCACTCAACATCATAGCTGTGCTCATAACACGTCTGACACACTTGTGAGCATGTACGACTGCTACCAGAGCCAGAGCATACACTAACACAATTACAAGAATAGCTGTGACTGCAACTCACCTCCTCTCGACTCTTACCTGTCACCTCTCCATTCAAGATCTGTACATCACTTCCTTGACCATAAAGACTGCCAAAGATAATGGCTGATATTACACAAGTCTGGATGACAAGCATAATCAAGCCTTCCTTCAGTGTCACTCTGTGTGGGAATAGGTGCATAGCCACAATCCACACAATAGCCAACAGCACAGTAAATCCGATTATCCACCACATATGCTATCTCGCATGAAGTCACTCCGTGTATTTAACTGCTTGCTCAAAGGATAGCTTCTGCTGTACGACAGGAATCGTCTCAGAAGGTATATTATCCTTATGTTCTACACCCTCAAAACTGTTTAAAGCTTTAGGTAGGGTCAATGTATTGCTAAGAGATACTAAAGGAATTAGCACCAGAAAACAAGGGATTAAGAGCTTCATTGTTCGATTACCATTTATCGTAACTATCTTCATCTTCTTCATCAAGGAAGTCTACGTACGGACAAGGATATGTATCTTCCAAATATAACTCATCAATGTGAAGCATCATATCATTGTGAGCTTCTTCGAATGTTGAGTAAGGCCCCATTATGATTTCTAAAGCATCAAGTACATAGAACATCATTGATCACGCGTGAAATAGGTTGCACCTAAAGACGGGAGTTCTTTTTCGTAAAAATTAGCCTCAATAAAGGCAGACCTTGGCTCTGAGTAACGCAGAAGTACTCCATCTTCCCACTTATGTACAGACGACCAAAGTTTACCATTGTACTCCAAAATAGCTACAAACTGACCATCATGTGGCATTTCTTTTACTTGTTTCATTTGCGTTCTCCAAAGATTACGTTGTCTGTGAGGGAATTATGGAGCCTACGTTACCTTCTGTCAAGAAGAGTTTAGCAGAATTTGTGAAGAAATCTCAGGCAAAGAAAAGCCCACCATCAGTTAAGACAGTGGGCTGTGTTTACTTAATGAAATGGGCGTATTGACTCCAGTCTACAACACCTTCTAACTTGTTGTGGGCATAGTCTGTCACACGTTTCTCAAAGAAGTTATCATGCTTTGCTCCACTCAGCATCCACTCCATCCACTTAAGAGGGTTTGGACGAACCTCACGAGCAAGCCGTAACCCAAGCTGAGATTCACGAAGCTCGCCAAGATACTCGATATAATCTTCAGCTTGCTCTGCTGTCAAATCTTCCTGACTTCCGTCCTTATAGATCATACGGATGAGCTTATGTTCAGCATCTACATACATACGCACAAGTTTGAGTATGATTTTATCCAAAGCATTATTCTCCGCTTCAGACAGGTCACGACGTGCAGCTTCAAGGATCAAGACATTATTATTAACATGGTCTTGCTCATCTACAAGGCTCCACTGGTTAACATCATTAAAACCCATCAGCTTCCCTTGACGTTTGTAGTTTAGTAGCGTACAGAATGCAGCAAACAAGCCAACACCCTCACCAAGCAGGATCTGCGATAGGCCAATGCAGAATTTCATTTCAACACGATCTTGTTCTTGGTAGAGTTGGTCACTCATCACATCAAGCTTTTCACGCATCTCGACGTAATCTTGAAACTCTAACCACTCCTGATCAGAGAAGCCAAAAGTCTCAGCAGCCAAAGCATATGCTCTTTGGTGAACAACTTCTTTTGCAGCATGTGTCATCAGAACATTACGAATTTCGTTATTGCGTACAAATGGAATAATCTTTGTATATCCCTCAGCCACTGTCCGGTCAAGCTCAGTGAATAGACAAAGAAGCTTCTTGACAATACCCTTGTTCACTTCGTGACTGACATTATCTGTCTTAAGCCCATCTACACTATGGTACTGACGAACATCATCTGAAAGCTCTACTTGGTGTACATCCCAAAACAAATCAATAGATTGACGCTTTGCTGCCTCTGCTGCCCATGGATAAATGAATGGGCGGTATGCCTTACTTTCTTTAAAAACGCTCACAGTGTCTCCTTATAAAAAGAGCCCTGTATACTCTACAGGGCTATATTATTTCAATCAGCCTTCACAACTACGACAACCTTCTGTTTCAATCTCAATCTTCTTCCTCACTGGAATTGAGTTGAGTGGTGCATCACTACCATTACCAATCTTTACTTTAACCTTAGCAGCACTTCGGCAGTAGTATAGACTCTTAAGTCCTGCTTGCCAAGCTCTCATGTGAATGGCTGTCATTTCCGGTAGTGTAATATCTGGTGGTACGAAAATATTTACACTCTGACTTTGACAGATATAAGGCTGCTTTGCAGCAGCGTGTTCAATAATCCACATTGGGCTAATGAAACGCAAAGTCTTAAACACTGCTTTGTCGTGATCAGACAGGAAATCAAGGTTCTGACAGCCACCATCATCAGCCAATACCTTAGCCCACACCTCTTCTGTATTCTTTCCATACTTCTCAAGACAAGCTTCGAAGTACTTATTCTTGATTAAGAAACTCCCCGCACGTCCTTGAGCCATAAAACACAATCCTGCCCACGGTTCACCAGAAGGTGAGACATTCAACAAGCTACTAGACGAGGCATTAGGAGCAATTGCAAACAAGTGACTGTTTCGATACCCGCTACTCTCTAAGTCATCAGGGACACCACGCACACTACCAAGTCGGATACTCTCCTTATGAGCCAGATCATTACAACGCTTATGAATGATGTTGATATGTTGTAGCGCTGAATTAAAACCACCAGACTCATACGGGATATTCTTACGCATCAAATAGCTATGCATACCCATAAACCCAAGACCTAGTGCTCGTTCTTTCTTGGCTGAGTACACCGCACGACTCAATTCAGGAGGAGCTAGACGAATGAAGTACTCAAGTACGTTATCTAAAAACCGAATAAGATCTGCAACAATATTACTATCCTTCCACTCATCGTAACGTTCAAGATTCAAAGACGACAAACAACAAACAGCAGTTCTTTTATAGGAAGTGTACAGGGTGATTTCGGAACACAAATTCGATTGTCGTACACGATACCTTGGGTTTGTAATTTGTTTAGGTATATTGCGATTACAAGTGTCGATAAACAGCATGTAAGGTTCCCCAGTATCCTTACGCACTTGCATCAACGATTCCCATAAAGAGCGAGCATCCTCTTTACGTCCAGTTGGGCCATGTTTTGGATCAATCAGTTCAATGCTCTTACCTTCAATCACAGCATTCATGAAGCTATCTGGAATATTTAAGGCATTATTCAAGTCAAAACACTTCTTACCATCAACACCACCTGAAGTGGGGTCACGCATGTGCATGAACTGACGAACCTCAGGATGAGTGATGTCCGCATAGACCGCCATACTACCACGGCGGGTAGAATGTTGTCGATATGCCCCTACCATAGCGTCATAAACAGCGGCGTGTTGCATAATACCGGTACTCTTTCGGTCTGGTGATCGCTGAGCCATCAGTACACCAACACCACCTCCAGCCATGGATAACTCTTTTGCTTCTGCGTCAGTAGTGGTCAAACCCTTCTTACTATCTTCAATAACACTGAGGAAGCAAGAGATTGGCATTCCATCAGGAGTTACATTTGACTGAAGCCAGTCACCAGCCTTATCAAACTCTTCTTCTTGGAACTCAGGCCAATTCACCTCAACAGCATTCGAGCAGACAGGTGAGGCATACATGAAATCTTGTTGACTTACGTAATCATAGATACGTTGAGCAAAAGCATAGTCACCAAAACTATAGCAAGTGGCAGCACGTGCAAATGTTTCTTGAGGACTTTCTTCATTCTCTTTTTTATAGAATCCCTCACCAGTCAACATTGCCATCCCTTGCTCTGGGATAAGTTTGTCTCGACTGTAATCAATCTCGATGCCTAGATACTTTACCTTCTGACTCATTTACCTTCCTTATCTTCAAATACTTTAACAGAAACTTTAAGCTTCTCCACCATCAAATCATTCAAGCAATTACCATCACCAAGAGACAGCTTCATACCATAACGAGCTACTGAACTTTCTGTGTCACGAACAATGTCAGATACGTCTCGATAGCTTTCCCAACTCTTATCTGTACGTTCTTTGAACCGAACCATTGGGCCATATTCAGCAGCATTACTTGTACGTGGACGATGAAGACATACACTAATACTCCAACCTTGTGTTACATCAGCACCCAAGTCGAACAAAACCTCTTCAAATACTTCTTGATTCTGTTGTTTCCAAGCTTCATTCCATTTAGGATGTTTTTCCAAATCAACAAAGGAAAGGAATTGGTCAAAGATTGGATGTTGGTCAAACTTCTCAGCTTTTAGTCGGCACATATTTTAAGCCTCCTTGTTCATTACTTTCTCAAGTACTGGGAAATACTTGATTATTTCCTTCTTACACTTCTGAGCAAGGTCGGTGTGTTCAAGTTGAGTACCATGACCATCTCGTACAGCACAGTAATGCAACCAAGAACGTACAGTACCATTCATATACATCTTACTCATGGTAAGACCTTCGGGGAGAATTGTACGTGCAACCTCTTTAGCAATACCAGAATCAATTGCTTTTTGATACTCTTCTTTTATTACAGAGAGAACTTTCTCTTGGGCCTCACACCACTGTTTTGCGATTACCTCGTCTTCTGTCTTAAGACTATTCTGACGATTCTTTGTATCTTGTAAGCGAGCTTCCCGCTGGATGAAATTATCAATTACAGCATAACGTTGACTTAGTTCTTGGAAAGAAAAGGAACGGTGGCGAAGGATCTGACGACTGATGTCACGAGGAACTTCAATCTCCATTACAATGTTTGCAGTCTCAAACACAGATACATGATTCTCTCGCAGGCAGTAGTTGAGAAGACCCGCTGCTGTATCGAAGTTAGTTTGATTAGACTCGTTTGATACACGAGCCATGTAGGATACAAGACCTTCACTATCTGGAATTTCTGGAACTACAGGAACGGTTACACCAATGATACGAGCTTTAATGAAATCGAACAAAATCTTCTCCTTAAATATGTGGGACGAGTATTATATCAACATCGTCCCGAATTATACAAGTGTTATTTCTTATTTAATCTTTTTAATCTGATCCGCGTAGTAGGCAACCTTATTCATTTCATAATCCAAATCATTACCAGCCTTACCACCTCCTTTACTTGCACCAAATCCACGTACAAGAGACTTAAGTGCTGTACCAAAGGAGAAGTCATTATCAAAGAAATAACGAATAATCTCTTCTGTCTTAATGTAAGCTCCACCTTCTTCCTTACGTTCAAGAATCTTATTCAACAATTCCTCTGGGATCGGAAGGTCATAGTAAGAGCTAGAACCTCCGTCAGATACAATCGGTTTTGGTTTAGGTGGATCAATATCTGTCGGTTTCACGTTATCTAGGATCTTCAAAAAGTCTGCAGTTCGTTGCTGTGCTTGAGTCAGAATAATTCCCTCAGCTTTCTCAACAACACGTACACAATGATAATGAATAGCCCAAATAGCTGTATCCACTTCATCATCAAACTTCACAGCAAGATAATTACCTTTTTCTTTGACAACACCGCGTTTACCAAGAAACTTAGTCATCTCTGGATAAGCATTTAGTTGAAGAGAATCAAGCAACACTACTTCAATAATATCACCAATCTCTACGTCAGTTACTTTTGTGTTTGTTTGGTAGAGTTCGAAGTCTTCACAGTGACCAAAGTCAGTAAAGATATCAATCTGCACCTGCCCCGCCGCTGTGAAGAAATTACCACTATTATCGTCTACAGGTACAACCTTATAAATCGAATTCAATTTAGCGTTTCTATCAACACCAACCCAGCACGCATCCTTTAGGATTACTTTATCACCGACTCGTATATCATCCTTACTCATATTCTCTCCTTATTACCCTGTATGTCCAAAACCACCCACACCACGGGCTGTCTCTGTAAGATCATCTACCTCTTCAAACTCGACCTTATCATACTGCGATAACATTGCTTGTGCAATACGATCTCCAGTTTTAACATCCAATGGAACGAGGAGCTTGTCCGGGTTATCGTTAGTCAATTTAACCTTAAGTTCTCCGCGATAATCGCTGTCGATAACACCAACGCAGTTGGCTAATCGTACATCTTTGTTGAACCCATGTCCACTGCGACTAAATACCAACATTACATACCCCTTTGGAATTTCAAAGGCAAGGCCTGTTGAAAACACTTGTGAGTTGTTCACTTCAGCAGTGCCGGTTGAGTAAATATCAAAACAAGCACTTCCGTCTGTTGCGTAAGTTGGGATAGTTGCATTTGGTGTGAGGCGTTTAACTTTAAGTTTCAATTTTTTCTCCTTAGCAAATCGGGGTTGGGATACCAGTACTAGTCTTATACTTTTCCCAATCAATACTCAACAGACTGGACTTATCTGAATTAATTACAGGCTCAATCTCAGTTGTCATCTTAACAAAGACCAAATTCAGGTGCTCTTTAATCAACTGCCACTGAGCTTCTGTTGGTGCTTGATCTGGACTAAGCTCAGCAAAACCTTGCAACCAGTAAGCAAAGTTAATAGCATCAATTTGATTCTTCATTTAGCCACTCCGTATTTGTTCTTGAGGTAGTCAATTGAGATGAAGCAAGGATCTCCGTACCCATCTTTAACGTTATTCAACAATACCATACCACGCCAATGGTTGTTGCCGGTTTCACCCTTGTATTCTTCTTTGTGTTGATAGAATGCACCAGCGATAATACCAAGTTGCATCTTCCCGTCAATTGTTGGCCTTACTGTTACATCTAAGCATTGGCGGTGCCCCTGAACAAAGCTCTTACCGACGTTCTTAATGATATTAGCGGCTGTACCGCCATAAGGTTTACCAGAAAATGGATTAGCCAAGTAGTGTACAAAGTAAATACCTTCAATCTCTGCTGGTGTAAGAAAGTCATATACTTCCCACCCATGTTCTTTCAACCCAAGCAGATCATAAGTAATGAATCCTTCCATTTCAGGTGAACTCTTTGGGATTCGCATAAGTCGGTCACAGTGGTTGCCCATCGTAAACACCATACGAGGATTATACACTTTCTTCTTAGCTTGTCGTTGACGCTCTTGTAGTTCTTTCAGAGGCTTTAGCATTTCATCCATCGCCACCTTACCTGCTTCAATATCACTTAGAAGTCGACGACCTTCAAATGCAAGTGTACCTTTGTCATAGAACGAGAGACTTGGAAAATCCCAGAAGTCACCCAGGCAAACAATAACATCTGGTTTCTTATTTACAATAAACTCACCACACCATTTCAAGTGGTCAATGTCCACACCTTCTTTAACTTGTGCATCTGGGATAATCAAGATACGCTTACTCAAATTCACTCTCCTTTATTAATCAAAGCCATCACTTCATTTTCAAGTGCTGGGTATTCTTCTCCACCTTTACAAGCGTAGACGTTGTAAGCATTCTTGATATTTTCACCTACACTCTCAATATCTTTAAGAAGTAGGTGAATCACTTCAGCTTCAGATGTTCCAGAGACAAGATGAACATAACCAGAAGTCTCGCAGTAGACTGCCATTGTAGTCACTCGCTTCTCCTTAAATTTGATATTGTAACACAAGGCAACATTGGACAAACAATCCCACCCTCTCCAACCACAAATAACTAATTACGCTCATCGAAGAATAACGCTCTCTGGGAAGTCAAATAGCTCAAGTGGTTTATCTTTAAACTTGTTTGCACAATCTTGCAGTGTTGGGTGTTCTTTAATCATCACGATAGTCTCCAATTCTTTAACTCTAAGCTTCAACGAAGCAATCTCTTGCATCAGTACTTCTAATGAGATTTTATTCTTCACTAACAAAAACTCTCCATCTTCATCAAGAACTAATACAGGTTTATTTTTAGCAAAGGTTATCAAATCAATCTCAGATATTATCCCATCTTCTGTAGCAAACCAGCAATCACTGATTTCTTCATATGAATCTGGAATATGGTCTTCTGTGTAGAAGACACGACAGAGGTTGAATGTAAGTCCGCCAAACATGGTATCAGGGATCTTTAATACGCGATAATCCCAATGAAGGCTATTTGTTTTCATTCTGCTCCACTAAAATATCAATTGCTTGTTGTCTGCGAGCCTTTACTGTTGTGGCTGGTATTGTATCATTTTGCTCTAAGAATGCAACCAATGATTTCTCTTTTTCCATCTTAATTGCTTTCTTGATGCAGGCAGCTTCTTCGAAAGAGATGCCTTGTTTTTCGGCATACGCTGCGGACATATTACAGTTCTTACAGACAAGGCGCAAGTCTTCTTCTCTGATATAGAGTAGTCTTTCAACAAAACCTTGAATATCTGACGTTTTCTGCAAACTTCCAGCTGGGGTAATGTGGTCTACTTGGCACTCTTTAATCGGGAATGTATTACCACAAAGGGAGCAATCAAACCCCCACACTGTCTTTCTGTGCCCTTTCCCCGGATTCTCAATTTGACGTCTCTGTTTATTGACCACAGCAATCCGAGTGGGATGCCTTGACCAAGCCTTTCGCAGACATCCCCTCAGATAGGTAAAGAATGCAACGGAGTTTTTCCATGGTGTATTTGGTCCCCACGGTTCTTTAGTTTCCATGGTGTGCCTTAATAGCTAGTGCCGCCTCATCTTCAGTTTTGTAACTACCTAAGTACACTCTCACGCCATCCTCCCATACGCGGGCCACCCAACGGTTAATCTTCTTATTCAAATAAACATTCTTATGCCTTGAGCTAGAAGCACTTCTCTTACCCCGGTTATATGCCTGCTCAGAGGAGGTCGCCCATCTACAGTTTTCTTTACAGTATCCCTGATCATTGTCTATCCGGTCTAGGGAGTGTTTGTCCGATGGTCTTTCACCCATATCTTCATCGAAGTTCTCAAAAGCCTCTAACCACCTATCACAAACCGTGATCCCTCTGCCACCATAACCTTCCCATGAATGATGTTCTGGTTTTGTACACCTTTCTATCATACCTGTATAGATTTTATATTTTGGTGTTCGACTTTTACCATGTGTTGTTTTGTTTGCAGTGTTTAACTTACCCCTTAAACACCCACAAGATTGGTAATCGCCTCGCACTAGATCAAATTTCCTCGCAAGTGTCGTGCTACTCCCACAAGTCAGGCACTCACACCGCCACAGCACATCTCCTGATTTTGTCCGGCTTTTAGAGTCTTCGATTACCCTCAATCCGAAAAAGACTTGTCCTGACAGTTCTATCTTACTCACATATCCTCCTGTGGATTCTCAAAAGAAAAGTCAGTGAAACTCCCACATGAATACTCCATAAAGACATTATTAAACTCTGCGTAGCAATCCTCTTCCCCGTTAATTAGGAGGTCAAAGAATAGCCCGCTCATACTCACAGGGATCATATAATTGTGACCGTCATCATCTCGTTTGAAGCAATAGCGTTGTGTACTCATTAGTAATTTACTCCTATTTTATCAATGACGGACTTAACATCAACCAGAGGTTCATCAACCGAGCGCTTCATGTGTGCCATCCAAAAGTTCTCCGTTAGTACATATAGCCAGTCAATCTCAATCTCGTTACCTCGCCATCCAGTTACTGTCTTTTTCTGGGGATAGAGATTCTTGTAGCAATCCACCAAGACTTGCCAAGCTTCCTTGTCATTCTCGCAATCTTTCAGAGCAGAGTAAGCACTCTTAGCTGCCCACTTAACATCAGAAAAGCAATTGGCGGCGTAGCCGTCAATACTATCTTCGCTAAGAACTTGCCAGTAGAAGTGCATACGCCCCTCTCCTCGAACTTTACCCTTGCTGTCCAAGAACAGGTGTCCGAACTTGTTGCAATTTACAATCCCCCGCTCTCTTTGGTTGATGTCGTAGATGTTAACTGGTGTACCCCAATAGTCTTTATCCTCACAGATTACAAAAGCTTCAGGACGTTTATATGCAGCGATTACACACATATCGTCAGCTTCAATTCCTGTGATGATTTCAGCTTTGAACTTCTTTTGCAAATAATCCGACACATCATCAAGAGCAAGGGGTTTCATCAGGTGTCCTCGATCTTTATATTTGAGCAATGTAGAAATTTCTACTCGAAAACTGTCACCTTTGCCGAGATAAGCTTCGTAGCTCTTAGCCCTTGTCACAGACAGATCACCTTCCACCATTAGCTTGGCTGTGTGTAACACATTAGCAATAGGCTCTGGAGTCTGTATGTCTAAAATATTGAACTCGTCTGGATGGTAGGGTGAATCCCGCTCACTATTAATTTCAGCAAGCTTACCTCCCTCTCTCTTCTTCCAGTGCCCGTACCACTCTGTCCTATTTTTAAATGGTAGCGACCAGCCTTCAGTTTTATGAGTTACCTCAATTGTTCGCTTCTCTCCAACAAATGCCGCTGCGTATTTATATAAGTCCAGGTCAATAACTGCGTGATAAGGTTTAGTCATTCTCTTACCTCTAATAAAAGAAAGCCCCAGCTCCCACTAAAGGAAACCGGGGCTTATTAAAGCTATTTAAGTATTAATAATCTCTTTACCGCCAAAACTTTCATATACTGCCGCAATAACACCCTCATAACCAATATCTACCGTCTCGGTATACCCATCTGGCAGTATTTCTTTGCTAATAAATCCAGTGTCCAATCTCTTCTTTACCTCCCTTTCTGAGGACACACAGTCGGGTTGCTCCTTAAACCTCCAAACTCTCATATCCCCTAACTGTATACGTGCCGAGGATTGGAGTACCATCTTCCTCCGTTCGGGGTTACTGGAGATCCCAAACTTGTTTCCGATATGTTTATCACTCTCTAAAAGTTCTATTATGTAGGAATATTTCAGATTCCTTTTGTTGCAGCTACACCCGATCTTACCGACTACTAAGTTTGAGTATTCCGAGTGGTAGGTGTCTTTACATACACCACAAGTAACCTCCCAGTAGGTTGCATATCCGTAACTATTTAATTTATCAAGTCTTAAAAATGTAGTTGTATCTGCAAAACTTCCTGTCTTCTTGAACTTAGCAATAGCAGTAGTGTCTTCTTGCTTTGGAATATTTTCATCAGCGCACTTCCTGCACCCAGACTTACTGTGGAATAACGATGCTATTGTGGTTGTTGTCCATTCACCATGTTTTTTACATGATAACCTGCACTTAGTAAAGCAATTCTCATAAGTCGCTGCCCATCCAAGAAACTCATAACCTAGAGATTTAGCAGCCCTTTTACACAAAACTTCCCACTGATGCTCACTCTTAGTTCCTGATTTAGAGCAGCCACAAGGTATTCTTCCTTTCGTAAGATTGGATCTGAGGGCCGTGAACAGCCCTTCTCCATAAAGCTCAGAGTCCTGTTTACAGATTAAACACTCTAACAGGACTCTGAGCCTACCTTTATGATCTCTGTCTTCTTTTATGAATATTAAGTGACTAGGCAGGAAGTCGTAGTTATTCGTAACTAGTCAACAGCTTGTATTTATCAAATACTGCGCTAGTTGCCTCAAACTGTTCTTCAAATGTATTTTTTGCGTGGATGACTGCCGACTTTGCAATTAGTTTTACATCTTCTTTTTGAATACCTTTTGGATTGCCGTCCGCATCAAAAGTGGCATCTTGGATTAGTTGTTTACGATCGGAAGCCAATACCAGCTTATCTGTTTCAAGTTTTACAAGACGCTCAAACAAATCTTTCTCGGATAGAGTGAATCGTTCAGTGGTGTTATTGGTAAAATCATTCATATCTGTTTCTCCTTTAAAATTCTTTATAAAATAGTCTTAATTAGTGCCACTGAGAGAAGGATTCGACTGTAGCATCGTCTCCTGTAATCTCTTTGAATTTAGCAATGAGTGAATCAAAATCTTTATAATCAGATGGGCATACTTCAAAGCCTACATATGCTCCCTCATCTGTGTAGTAGCTTACTTCCTGCACTTGGAGTGAGATGATACCTTCTGTATAGGCATAATCATAGTCTTCATCAAACTCCTCTTCGGCTTGTCCTTCCTTCAACACGCCAACTCCAATCAAATATTGCTCAGCATTTTCAACCCATTTACCAACATAGGTATAGCTACTTACATCAACTCCCACAATACTTCCCTCAGTTAATTTCTTTGTTCAGGTACTTAATCAATGCAGCAGCAGAGTCTTTTCCGTAATTAGTGTTGTCAGACCCTTCTGCTTCATAGTCACCAAACTTAGTCGGATCATTCTGATAATCCTTAAGCCAAACATCAAATGCTTTTGCAAGTTGTTCTTCTGTAAAGAAGTGAATCTTAATTTCTCCAATTTCAGCCATCTTGTCTCTCCTTTAATCTTTAAAGTGGGCTGCACTTTATTATGCAGCCCCTTATAGCTCAGATACTTAGATCAGAACGGAAGATCAGAGAGTTCTTCATCTTCCGGTTCAAACTGAGGCTGCTTAGCTGGAGCCTTAGCCTCTTCAGCAATACTAGCACCACCCTCAACTTTGTCAGCTTTCTTAACCTGATAGCTTACACCAAGTACATCATCTTCTACACTACCGGAACCATTGCCTTTAGCTTCATATGGAACATGCTCAAGCACTTGTACGGTGTCCAGGGTGACAACAAGCTGATTGTCTTGGTTGCGATAAGCAAACAGCTTAAGGGTACATACGGAGCCATTACCAACGTTCTCGGTGAAAGGTTTACCTTCAGTATCAATCACATTGACGAACATCTTATTACCCTTCTTGCTAAGTTCTGGTTTAGCTACCGAGAAGCCATACAAACCTTCTGCTACATCATAATTAGTCTTACCTTCTTCGACTTGAGAGGACAAGGGGTACTTAATGCGACGTGGTGGTTTCGATGTCTTATCCTTACCCACAAGGGCGAAAGTCTTGTTTACCATAACCTCATCAAGAAGTTTATCCTTAGTCTCTTCGCTTACAAAAGCAGTCAGACTAAACTCCTTCTCATCGGACTGATACCTCTTCTTCGGTTCGTGGATAGCTGCGTAGAATACAGTTGCATTCTTAATATACAGATTGCAAGTCTCCAAAGTGCCAGCTTTTGGCAGTTCTTTTACGATGATGCTAGTTTTATTGGTCATATTAAGTTTCCTATTTGGTTGTGTATGATTTTGTCACTTTAGTTTTGGAACTGATTTTACTACTATCTAGCCATCGCTAAATTCTTTCTAATCTCTGCTCGATAACAGAGATCAATATTATACTACACAGCAAAGCTCACTTCAAGTTGTTTCTTACTATTTTGAAAAATACCACCTGTAACATACAGGGCACCAAGAACAATAACAATCACTGGCGGAATCCACCAAGGTGCTGTCACCCACCACCAACTCCAAGCAATTACGCCAGTGAGTTTGAGAGTAAGGAATAGCAAGAACAACAAACTACAGAAACCAATTTTCATTACACTTCCTCCTTGAATTCAAGCTCGACATCCACTTCAGTCACATCTACGTGATAACCAAGTTCTTCAATATTCTCTTCACGTTGCCAAGAGTTGGGCCAAGCACCAAGACCTTCAATAAAAGAACCTGTTGATGTCGCTGCTTGAAATGCAACACTACGTACCACCTCGGAAATATCGTCTACCTTGAACATACTTTCGCTAAACTCTTTGAGAAAGGTTTCTCCGTATTGATCTGGATCCAGCCAAACTTCAACTTCCTTTGTTTCAATAACTTCTACAACAAATTTACGCAGAGTCATTACACTTCCTCCCAACTAACAACTTCAACCTTCTTCACAACTTTAGCTACTTCAGTAATCTCTGGATCATCATATTCATAATCACTGTAATAGCTACCGGAACGACTTTGATCAATACGGAAGTATTTACCTGTGCTTTGTTGCTGTACGATTACTTCTCGGACGTCACAGTCTTTGTATTCGTTGATCCAATCCCCATCTTCAATAACTACAAAGTCTGGATTATCTCCCCAAGTAATATCTTTGATTTCTTCAGTTGTGAAGTTAACCATTATCGAATCACCTTCTGAGTTGTTGTAATAGTGTGCTGAACAATATGAGCATTCATATCTCCGTAGACATCTTTAAAATCACGAAGAATTGAACGTGCTTCTTCTCGTGTTGATGCTTCTACTTGCTCTACAAAATCTGCATCATAGATGCCATGAACAACATATTCATATTGCTTGGATTTGCTTACCACTTTAGTCATTAATTACTCTCCTGATTATATTCCATTGGCACCAAGAATGCCCGTTTAATTTGTTTGATTGGGTAGCTAAACACGTAATCAGTATTTCGATTAGCCACTTTAAACATATCTCCTACAACAGAGAAGCTTTCAACAGGATTGATAAACTCTCGTGTAGCACTTCCAAGCTTCCAATCAATCACCATCTCATAGCTAATATTAGCTGGAATCTCATGGTAAAAGTTTCCAGAGTGTAGCTTAATCAATGGAAATGGTACAGCATTCTTTTTACTCACTTTACTTCCTCGCTCAATTCCCAGTCAACAATACCAGTATCAATAAACTTACGCACTACTTTTGCGGCATGTTTTGGGTTGTTGTAGACTTCTGGATCAATACCATAGTCAAATGGTATGAAAAGCGGCTCAGCGTCTTCTTCGGAAATACCAAGATACTTTGTGGTGATTTCCAGCACTCCTATGGTATCGTCCAATGAAGACGAGTACCACGGAAGTGAGTTATCCTTGAATCGCTTATCCATACCAAGCATTTCAAATTGACAGACAGCACCAGCAATACAACAAGCGGTACCGCAAGTATCACCAAAGCTATAATCTGTCTCTACGGCGAATTCCATATCAAAGACATCAATCTCAACCCCTTCAGCAATCTTTACGTGTGGTGCCCCAGCTTCAAGCCAAGTAATCACTTTCTCAAGAGCCTTTACGCCTTGTTCACTAATATGTTTCATCATTCTCTCCTAGTTAATTTTAAGCAGCAATAGCTTCTACAACTTCAAATTTACGTACAACACCACTTGCAGGACTTCCACCGTTGTTAGGTGGTGTGGGAGGTGTAGGACCAGGCTTATCATCGTCATTTCCTTTATGTTTTACACCACTAAAACCACGATCTTTCTTACCCTTGGTGTTTGTATCCATCTCTGCTTCACGTCGTTTTGCTTGGTGAATTTGTGCAGTATATCGAGGAACCAAAGCCTCTGTCAACGGGAATACAACAGTCCAACGGTTCTCTTCTATTTCAATGCAAGAGAATTGCTTTGCGTTGTTGTCAGTTACAATATCATTGATTGCTTCAAAGCCCACATTGGTAAAGATCAACACTCCACCTTCAACACGAATTTCCATTTATTTCTCCTTAATCTCTTTAAGCATCTGCTCACGTACAGCAGCAATCTTGGTTTGCAATTGTTGCATTTCTTCCTCTAGCGAGTCAAGAAGAATTTCAGCTTCTGTCTTCTTTGGAGCTTCAGGTGTGAAGTGCCAGACAAGGAAGTCTTGGATGTTGCTGAAGCATTGGTCTTTTGATGTAAAACCACTAGCCCTGTACACATCATTCCCCATATTATCACGGACAGCAAGGCAATAACCTCCATCCATAGAACTACATGCATCAGTTGGAGGGTAAATCTTATACCCTAAAACCTTCAATGCCTCAACATGAGCACGAAAGTTTCCATCTGTTGTACGAATTGCGAAGTTTGTCTTAAGCTTTGTCATTTACTCAATGTCCCCTGTGTCAACAAAGTTTTGAAGAATTGGAATCAACTCCATTACTTGCTCACGACTAAGGTGCATCCGTGTGCTCAGTAAAACATTATCTGGGATAGGGTATGGAACCCATCCATTGGTCGCCTCTGTTTGAATACCTACTGATGCAGCTTCACTTGCCATAACTTGTGGCTCTGCACTATCAATCCCAAACCAAATAGCATCACGTGATGCTATACTACTTTTCTGAATACTACAACTATGACGATAGAGATCGTCAAAAGTAATCTTATCAAAACCTCGACTAGTCCTTGAATGAATCATTGTCTTCTCCCCTGTGTATGTGTGTAGCGTCTTGATGTGGGCTATTCTATGGTGCTGGTGAGTGGGTGTCAAGCGGTTATTTTAGTGAACTTCACACCAATTTTTACCAACCTTTCCCTCACCCGCAAGCTCAATCTTCATCTTAAGGTATTGACCTGCTTTTTCAATAGCCTTCTCAATCATTCGTGCAATTTCCTCAGCAATTGGCTCATCGCATTCAAATTCTAATTCGTCATGTTGATAGCAAACACGTCGAATCGTGTAACCCTTATAGCAGTAAAACGGCTTCCTGTCTTTCCAGCGCAACCCACCTAGCCACGAGTCAAGGAAGCATCCCGCATAATCCATTGCAATTCCTCCGCAACTTTGGAAGATTGTATTTAACAGGGCAGACTTCTTTCGAGTACACAGCATTCGACCATCAATCGCGGGAAGATACTTGCTACGGCCAATTGTCTCCCAGTATTTTTCAAGGTTATCTTTCAGTTGTTTTGTACCAGGATTAGCTTCCCAGAAAAGCTCCATCTTCTCATTACCCATCTTCTCCGGCAAACCAAGTGTGCTGGCTACTTTCGGACCTCCCGCGCCATAAAGGATGGCGTAGAATCCGTTTTTACTACGATCACGGAATGGTTTAAACACAGGATCTTCCTTATTGAAGTCTGGATCATCAACACTCTTCCCTCGTAACAAAGGATCATGTCCGTAGAACGCAAAAGCATTCTTTGAATGAATATCTCCTTGTAGCATTTCGTAGGCCGTCAGACCATTATCATATTTGTAAGTATTCCCGGTAATAGTAATAACATCACCTTGTCGCATAATCCATGAGCCAAACTTAGTTCTCGGGCACCAAACTTCCTCTTTCCCGTACGGACTAATCTCCATCCGCTGCATCCCAACAAAGTTTCTCTTATTGAGCGTCACGATACCCATCCGGCTGGACGGGGTTTCACGGTAAGCAACGTTCAAGTATCCATGGTGTGTGACATATGCGCATGTAAGTGCCGCCTCAAAGTGCTCGCCTAGGTTTTGTGCGAATTTCCAGCGACCTTTACCAATCTCCTTAGGGTTCTGCCGATTGCTAGCATTTTGATTATTGTAGCAACCATCAGCGACGAGGAATCCTTCCAAGAAGCTCTCCATGCAAGGAAGTCCCTTACTCATGAGACGTGATACCCAATCTACCCCGTACTTCCCGTCGAAAATCCCTCTAACATCCCCGGCAAACTCAGTCATGGGCGCGTTGACTAGGATGTTGCAAGCTGTTGTAAGATCTTTCGTCTCCAGAACAAGATCACGGTACAGACCCGTAGTAGTATCCCTCTTGGAGACAAACCATCTGTGGTTTGCTGTCGCTCGTACTTTAAATTTATTATTCTTAATTTCAAATGTTTCTACATCAGGAAAAGAACATTTTTCAAGTAATGGTGTCCATTCTTTCATCTTAGTCATCGGGTTATATGCAAGAATGTCTTCTCCTTCTTCAAGATCATAATAAGTCTTCCACCCAGTTCGGGTGAGCGCTCTCGCATCCATTGGGACGCAATAGTGACCCTGAACTCGGCCCTCAAGAGCAGCGGCATCTCCTGCGGCAATAAGCATACCCTCTTCAGCAATAAAAAGGCTACGAAATTCTTTACCGAGCAAGACTTTCTCACTTGCTTTCGGGACATTGCACACAGTTTTATGCCGCTGGCGGTGTGTTGCAGCAATGCCACTCCTTCCTGCTCCGATTCGTCCGTCCATTTGGAACCGTTCATTTGTAATCCACCCCTCCAGCACCGATTGACGGTTACGAAGACTGAGCCATTTAACAACCTGCTTGACAATATCACCCTCCATTGCCAGAAGGTTTGGACAAATCTTACCCGCTTCCTGCATCTTTGGTGTTGTCGGAATGAGCTTGCGTGTCTTAGGGTCACGCATTGGCTTTCCGTCCGGGCCTCTTTGGTAGTTCCACAGTGTACTTTTCCAACCTTGTTCAACAAACCAATCCTTCATCTGATCTTGGTTCGCCATCTCCATAGGAAGCTCAATGTCAAGAATTGTCCCAGCAACAATTGGATATTCTTTCCCGTAGAAATTCCACAAACCAGTCTCAGGATTAAGGATAGCATTATGCTTATCCGCAAACTTCAACCAACTACTTGATAGCTCTCCAGACTTGAGGAATGGTTTAGCTGGCATTGTATATTCTTTCTGCTCCCCTTTCTTCAACTTACGGGGAGGAAGCTTTGGCTCAACTTCAGCACGAATATCTTCCATCATTCCAGAAATCTTTTCTTTTAACTCAAGGGCTAACGGAAGATCAAATTTCCATCCCGTCAGTTCTTGGCAGGACATAAGATAAAAAGACTTCTGTCCACAACGAAAGGCATCAGTTATCTCAAATGGCTTCTTGTAAACTTCTTGCCACTCGTTAAATAGGTAATCAAGAACTTTTGAGTTTACATCAATATCTCGATCACAGTAGACATCCATCTCTGGATGCCACTGCATAAACTCTGCACCTTTAGGGGAATTCTTTTCAATCAAACCAAGCTCGATAGCTTTAGCCCACCAATCAATCTTCTCCAGACCAAGAATCCCACCGAAGTGCTCAATGCTATGTGCAGTCCGATCAGGATTTAAGAACATCGACAGGTAATAGCTGTCAAGGAACTGCACTGGCCTTCCACAGAGCGTATCTGGCCCGACAGAGAAATCCAAACTAATGAGATTGTTTAGAACAAAACTATCGTAACCAAGCCAGAAGTGCCCAGCAAGAATCGGCTTCTCCGATGAGAATACAAAGTCAAGGATTTTCTGCTTTGCATCTGGATCTTTGAAAGGGTTAACTTTGATCCTCTCTCCAGTTGTTTTATTAACAGCGCAGAATGTCCACACTTTTGTTGATTCAAAGATAAAACCATCAGCTTCAATGTCGGCTACGATAATTTGTTGCATATTGAAATTAATCTCCTTGGGTAAAACATAAACTGTACTTCTAACAGACTACCGTGTCAAGCCGAAAGGAGGGGTTTTGTTAGAATTGTTTTAATCCTGTTTTTCCAATCCGTGCATAACAGAATATCCAGCACCTTTCAAATTAAGAATCCTGATTTGCTCATTCCGATACTCAATCCCGAGTCTAATAGCTTCATCCCTTCCATACTTGTTTATACTGAATTTCTTGCCTTTTCGGTTCCCCTCAAGGTCTTGCCACTGTGCAGCTACATATTCATCTCCATTTCTGCAAAACCAGAAACATATCCCATTAACACCTGTTGAAGAGTTTTGGTATCTTCCCTTATTTCTGGCATTAATCTGATTTGGAACACATCTCAGATTCTCAATCCTATTATTAAGCGGGTTTTGATCAATGTGGTCAATTGTTAAGCCCGCTTCAATCTCTCCATTGAAAATTTCCCATATAATTCGATGGCATAAATAAGATTTCCCCCCTATCATGGTTTGCCAGCGTTGGATACCTCTCTTAGATGTTCTTACATACCCAACAACCTTCCCGATGTTTTTAGCATTTGTGGATGTCTTCCAGATAAGTCCAGATGGGCTTTCAACAGAATATCCAACTCTCCCTTCCCAGCTCATTAGAACTCCTGTGGATTATCACGTAGCCAGTCATCAAGATCATGGCATTTGCTCTTATCAAATTCAAAATACCATTTCCCAGCAGATCCCGTTTTACCTCCCCGGCATTTAGGGAGATCAACTTCAGTGGTATTCTTGTCTATATCACTTTCAGAGAGTTTATCCCGATTAAGTACAATGTTGTATGCAGCCGACTGCACATAACTTCCTGTGCCAAGTGCATCATACTCGGTTACTTTCCTCGGCTTTCCATCAGCGGCTTGAGGTGGTTTGCGTGTGTGGAGTACATTAACTGTCGTAACCCCATTCTTTGCCATATTTCTCTGAAAATTCATATGATCCTCAGAAAGCGCCTCGCTGCTGCCCCGTAAGAGGTCAGTCAATACGTCAATAACAAAAAGCTTACTATCATACTTTTTGAATAACATTTCAAGCTCAGCTTCCATATCTTTAATACTACCAGCCCGTTCATCTACAATAAAGAAGCGGGGCTCTCCGTTCTCTTTGTAGCAAAGTTCATTCTTAATTCGCTGCCCTTCTTCTGTAGATAGGAATTCAATAATTTGAGTAGGGGACATCTTCCACAATAGATTCTTTTCAAGGTGAATTGATAGCATCTCCAGCATATACTGCGCGGCGGTTGCTTCAAGGCTTACAATAGTAGGTGTAACTGGACTATTAAAGATCCAGTTATATACCATCCTATTAACGTGTGTACTCTTACCACAGCTTGTGTCTGCAATGATATTAGCAATCCTTCCTTGAATAATCCCACCACCCATCATTTCTTGCATCACGTGCATGTATGGAGGTAATGGGATGCGGGGCTTTAAAAGCTCTTCAGGGATCTCTTCAATACCATCAGCGGCGCTCTTGACTCCGGCTGGAGTATAAGGCTTTGCAGACCAAAAATCAGAGATGAACTCAGACACCTTATCAACTAAAATATATTGGTTAGGATCTTTCTGCCGCATCTTCATAATAAAAACTCGGCCTTTTGGTAGTACCTCGACAATAGATTCCCGTGCTTTGTCACCAGCAGTGTCTGAGTCCATGCATACTATGATTTTCTTAAATTGATTGAAAAACTCATAATTATTCTGAACTTGCTTATAAGCACCCGCCCCGCCAATAGTCGTTGACACAACTGCAACAGGGTCAAACTGCTTATTCTTTTGAGCATCAGACAACATCTGAAATGCTGCAAGACAGTCATGCTCGCCCTCAACTAACATTACAGTATTACTATGTGTCCGAAACTTGTGTTGCCCAAACATCTGAACATCTTTACCAACTTCACCAATGGCCTCAAAACGCTTTGGGTGATGGCGAACTTTATATCCTGCAATTTCATAGTTTTTTGTAGTCGGGTAGTAAGTTGATACTGCAGAACCATCTTCCTCACTGTAGCTATAACGGACACCAAAAGGTCTTGAAATATCAGTACGAATGCCGCGATAGCTTTTGGAATCTACGCCAGTTACAGATTTAATTTTTTCATTAACTTCAAGATTAAAAGGACTTCCCACAACATACTCCCACTCTTCAGATTCGTTATTTAGCTCGCCATTCTCTTCAAGCCATTCATCACTGGGTATCGTAAATTCACAAGCCCAGCAAAAAGCGCCCTTACCCTCTCCATACACGTGAAGGTTATTTCTTGCTCGGTCATTACCCTGCCTAATACATCGTGGGCAGCCTGTCTTATGTTCATAGGACAAATCAATGTCAAACTTACTACTCAAGTCTCTCTCCTAAAATAAATCCACTAACACTCACAAGTTATTCAAAGCATACACCGCATCACGGATAGCTTCTTGATACCCATCGTCGTACCCAGAGTCATAAGTAGGCTCTCCCTTCTCAGGGATCTGTTCCCAAAGATAGTCCACCACCTTAATCACAGAAGCAGCATCAATGCTATCCAATACGCCACTCTCAACATATTGGATAATCTCTTTAGCTGAGAGGGAAGTCATCATAACAGAATTCATTCACTTTCATCCACAGCTTTTAAGAATGTAACAAGGCTTCTAATTCCAGTTACGAGCTTAGTCAGGTCATAAGCTGGGCCACCACCTGCACACTGAGCCTGTGACAGTACACCCTCAAGCATTTTAATCATTTGTTTTTCAGTCATCTACAAAGAACCTCGCTTTGCTTTCATAAAATCTGAGTAGTGGATAAGAGACCCGTTAAAGAATGTTGACTGTCCTTGTGCGGGCCATTTCTTATCGTTATAGAAAAGGCATTCATATACATCCTTACGGAAAACAACCCACTCCTCATCAGACATTTTGTAACCACTTCCCGTCACTTTCATAGGCTTAATAATCATCCTCACACTCCCTCTTTAAGCTGCTTAATCTGCTGTTTAGCCTTATCAATCGTCTCTTCCAATTCACGAATCTTAGCTTGTTGTGGAGACTCTTTGCTTGGGGGAGATTACATCAGAGACGGATAGCTTTTGCTTGAATATAAGCTTAATCTCCTGATGGTCACGGTTTTCCCACCAACCAACACTAGCTTGTCCAAGACTTCGGCAGTAGGTGTGCCCGGAACCAATTGCTTTTGGGAATCCACTCCAATGCTGGAAATCAGTGCGTAGAGTTTGACTACCCATCCAAGCGAGTCCTTGCTCAAGCAACCACTCTTGAGTAGCAATGCTTTCTTCTACAGAGTTAACACGAATAAACCAACGATCTTTCTTCAAATCAATGCTCATTATTTCTCTCCTTAGGTTGGGATTTCACGCTACTTTCAATTCAAGCTTCTTTTGGAATGCAGCCTTTTTCTTTACCTTCTCTGGAAGTTTACCGCCATTCAAAAAGTACTGGTGAAGCATGGTGTTAATCATTCGAGCACCTAGTGTGTTGTTCTCATAAGACTCTACCAATGCTTCCATGATTGCAGCTACAGCCTCATCTCGATCAGCATCATAGATGGCAAGGTAGTTATCCAACAACTCACTGTTATTCAGAATATCCTTTAGTTGTTCAAGAGAAAGCTTCTCAAGATTGAACACCAAGCCAACGCGCCCCAAAAGCTCAGTCTTCATCCCCATCTCACGCAGACGATCTAGATCAAGCTCCTCTTCACCGTTGAATGCACCAGCGAAGACAAATAGAACATTATCAATTGTGATTTCTCGGTACTTACCATAATCACCAAAAACAGATGTTGTCCGACTCTCAAGAACTTTCAACAATTCATTCTGGACACCGTTGGTACTCTCATGGGCTAGGTCACTATTGCTATTACCCGAAATGAACAGCTTATCGAATTCATCAACAAAGCAAACCACAGGTCGATTACCAAAGTTTGCAAGTGGAGCCAAAGCCTTACTGAGGGAGTTACCTGACAAACCTTCCTTTGTGAGCTGTGCTGCGTTAATCTCATGATAATTCAAGCCATGAGCATCAGCTAAAGCCAGTACGTTAAAACTCTTACCGCTACCAGATGGCCCTGTGAGGATGAAGTGTGGACGAATCACTCCCTCAGAAGCTGAGAATACCCGGAAGACTTCATTCATTTGTTTGATTGCTTGTTCGCTCATTATTTCTCTCCTTAATACTTTGATGTGCAGCCTTCCACACAAGAAGGCATAGTCTTGGATGTTCCCACTGATAGCCCCCATCCTCAAGCTTCACAAGAGAATACCCACGACGCTTGCGTGAGATATACCAATCAAACTCTTGTGTATACCAAGCCTCAAAGCTTTCAATGATGTTCATATCTATTCCTGTGAAATATGTTGTGTATAGGGAGGAGAATAGCTATCTCTACCTCCCTTGTCAACACAATTTACAGACGTTCACATGCAGCATACTGGTCTTCAGCAAACTCTTTGATGTAGCGAGCCTTGTTCTCAGGAAGGTTCATCATTGACAGGCTAAAGGCTTGCTTGGTGAGGTAAGTACGACCTGTATCCCCCTTGATAAGCAACCAGCATATCTCGCAAGGAAGATCCATCTTGACGCTGAGTCATAATCTTCTCTGCTGCGTCATACACAGCAAGACAGTCTTTCTCCTGTGCCTGTACACGGTCAGAGATGAAATAGGCAGCGGGGACAAGGATTGCAAACGACAGTACGTAGCCAACAATATTTTTATTCATTTTAGATTTCCTCTTTATAAGATTTACCGATCAATCGGTCACGTACAACTTCACACATTAATTCATTGAGACGTTCAGTAATATAAGCACTCTCAAGATCACCAATGATTGCCTCAACACGAGCTTGGATCAGATGTGCTGATTCGTCAAGTGCTTTTTGCAAGATTGTGAAACCTTTTGAGGCTTCTCGTTCCCAAGCATCTGGGGCTTTAAAGATTGAATAACCCGTCATATCTTTAATGATAGAGATAGCTTTATCTTTAATGATTGTAGATACATCATTATCCATTTCTTTATTTACCAGCTCAGCAACAACTCTATATGCAGCGTTGCTGAAAAGACGTTCATGATCGTTCATGTACTTGTTAGCACACTTATCGTAAAATGCTTGCTTTGCAATAGACTTCTTCTCGTATTCAGAAAGGTAGTCGTCAAGATTCACTTCGATAATAGCCATTCTTAAATTTCTCCAGAGTCAATAAGATCTTGTGCCACTTTACGGCTACAACCAGTGTAGCTCATAATTGCTTCAATTCGTGGATCTTCGTCGAGAGTGAGGTTCAATTCTTTGCAGACGAATCGAATCATGTTTTCCATCCAGATAGAGTCATATACTGGGAGTCCATATTCCGATGGATAAACATAACGTGCCTCACTGTCAATCTTTTCCAACATCACCTCAATTACTTCACGTTTCATTTGTCTATCCTAGATGATTTGTCTTTCTGAGGCTAACTTTACTAAAGCCTGCCCATTGTGTCAACAACAATTTTCACTAAATTTTAAGCAGAGAAAAGCCCACGTATGATGGTGGGCTACAGTTTTTACTCGTATTCTGGATCTGGATACTCATCAGGGACGGAATAGCTTTCAGTAATCTTGATTCCTTCTAGTTCAAGAATATCTTTGTAAGCTTCACTGTCGTCATATGATGATCCATTATAGCAATAAGCAATGGGATGTTTATCTACAACCAATACATCATCAAGGAAAATCTGATATCCACTAGCATAATCAGAACCGCAGGTTTCACAATCCCACGAGTCTTCCATGTAGACAATCTCATAATGGTTATTACTGCTCACTTTCTCTCCTTAAATATCAATCAAAACAGTTATTATCAATGCTTCTATCGTCATTCTAGACGTTTTAATCTTCAAGACACCCTAACGTACTGCTTAGGTATTTGCGTGGTTTAATACTACTTTTCTACGAACAAAATACTATCATCATCTTCCGTGAAAGTGTAGCAGTAGTCACCACCGGAGCAAGTGCAGTCAATAGTCCACTTACCTTTTACAACCATTGGATCTCCGCAACACTTAAACTCATGGAATCCACCATGTTTATCAACAGCAACGAAGTACTGACTGTTCTTCAAGTCTTGTACACGAACAGGTTTCAAAACCATCCATTGAAATTTGTCACAGTCAATCATCTTCTTTCTCCTTACGATATTTGATTGCGTACATCAGAATCTGTGCAGCTTCACCCAACCCAAAGCATTCTACATCCTTTTCAAAATTATACAAGCACCGTTTAGCAAATTCTTCGTATGTGTCTTTATTCACTTTGTATTCCAATTTAACCATTTAAAGAAGTCTTCTACAGATGTCTCATAACCTTCATAGTGACCAAGGTCAACATAGTTTGTCCACTCACCTTCATCAATATCATAAGTAGGATCCATCCACATCCACTCAAAGAATTTACGGAAAGCACGTTCGTACTGTTTCCGATCAAAGCTAAAGAAAGTCTTACCGAGGAATCCGTATCCGTCCTCTTTAGCGGCTCGCCATTCTACACTGTGCTTGCGTAAACGCACATAAATCCCATCCCAGACACCAGCACATCCAGCATCACCACATGAGCATGTAAAGGGCTGAAAATAACTCCATGTCACTTCAGGCCAATCTTTTGGTTTGTGGTTTAGGTAATATTTAGCTAGAGAGTAGATATCAACATGGTCAAACTTAACTGACTTGTCATTGATCTTGATTTGAATGGAAAGGAAACGCTGATCTTCTCTATAACCAATTGGTTTAGATTCATAAGTAGATGTTCCACCAACAGCATAGATTGGTATAGGGTTAAATCTTCCTACGATTTCAATTTTATCTTTGTTCAATTACTTCCTCTCCACCTTACAGAAATTAGCTGACCCAAATTGCTTATACCAAGCCTTATACATAAACTCTTCAACTTGTTTTCAGACAATTTTAAAAGCAAAAGAAAAGGTCCGTCAAGGGTCTAAATTATATTACTTTTCTTTCTTTAGTCTTTACACCGTCCTGCATAATAAAGCAACTGTCTCGTTGATGCTCTTCAAAGTTAGTAATACATTGCTCTATGGTTGACTCACTGAAAAGATCTAACAGTGAATCGCTCGCATAGAAATGACTCCTCATACGTTCTCGTACAGACACACTAGATGGAGCATCGACATTAATAATATACCCCATACTAATCAGGAGACTTAGCATAAGAAGTAAGGTTCTAGTTGAGATACTCTTGAAGTCTTTACAGTAATACGATCTGCTGTACCTAATACCGGCGTTTGTAGTTGCAGCCTTACTATAGACAATGCCGGTATTATTTACTTTAGCATAGATGGCATTTACCATTATACTCCTCAATGCTTCGCGTTTAGCTTGGGTGAGCTTCTTTCCAATGATGCGAGACTTCATTGATACTGACGGAGGAACACGGAGACCCCAAACAAACTCAGGCATACTAGTATCAAGACCAGTTGCAGCGATCCTAAGTACAGAAGCCTCCTCTCTTAATCTTCCATAAACTCTTGCTGTTACTCTTGTCCCACTTACCTTAGCCATTAGTAAAACTGCTGTTTTAAGTCCCGAGTTAAGAGGGTACATTTTACTTAGGAGCCTGTGGGCAATGAAATGTTCTCTGGCAGTTAGTAAGACAAGATTACTGGTTTCATTCCCACCACCCAAACATCTAGGAATAATGTGATGGGACTCTGTATAATAAGGAAGAGCTTTCTTTATGTTTCCTCTTTTCTTACCCCTCAGTACAAGTTGACTATATATGTTGCTGTAATTCAATATTTACTCCTATGTTATTATGTATTAGACCTTATATCACCCTTGAGAGCAAATCCTGAGCAGACTTCCCCTAGGCTTCCCATACTCATCAAGCGAGCCTCAGAGAAACCTACAGAAGATTCTACAGACTTGCCTTCAAGGAAACACACTTTCGTATGTCATCACCCCCGAGCCGCAATATCCCCACCTATTGATGGACACCTACCTAAGAGTAGATGGAGCAGAAACACCTTTGCAACCAGAATGTTTCCGAGGTACGCTTCTACCGTTGCTGGTAGCCTAGCCGTGTCGTACCTGAGTCTTTACAACCCACTTCTCACGTTGAGCCTGCTTCCTTTTCTCTTTAATGTGGTACAAGGCGGTTTACCCAAAAACTCCCACACGAGGTAAGCTGTTCCTTACCAAGCACCAATAGTAGCAACCTCACCGGTCTTATGTCAACACCAAAATCAAATAAAATTCTTGTTGACAGCAGGATGATATCGTATAGAATGTGTGGATAAATTCAGATGCACACCAAAGGTTAGCGTAATGAACCTAGAACTAAAATCAAATTTCAAATTCTCCGCTGAGAGTCTGCTGTGTAACATCAGTTACGGTACATTGTATGAAGTTAAAGAGAAGTGGGCAAAGCATAGGATGGTGGTTGATGACAAAGCAAAGAAGGTTTGGTTGAGTGGGAATGTAATCAGGAAGTATTTTAAGGAAGCTTAAGATGAACACGATTTGTCTTGATATCTTAGATGCACACCAAAGCTTATCGTGAATATTTGAATGCAAAATATGCAGAATTGACTGGATGAGAGAAACCTATTAAGGTATGCTTTGGGTTTCGTGGTAAACCAGATTGGGTTAATTAAGGAGGTGAACAAATGATTGCATTAATTCTAATCACATGGTATCTGATTGGAGTGGCGAGCTTTATTTACTGGTGGACAGAAGATCACGACTTCAGGTTAAATGAAATACCCATGTTAATTTTATTCGGAAGTCTAGGCCAGGTTACATTCTTGATGGGTTGGATGGACAGCAAAGATTTGCCAAACCCAGTACTTAAGCGTAGACGTGAGGAGAAATAGAATGAATACAATCACAATCCGAACGGACGAGGCTTGTGAAATGGCCTGTGTTGAGTTAAATGGCAAATGTATTATGATGGGTAATTTCTGGGATTTTCACTCTAACTGCATGGGAATTCGTGAATACGGCGATTTCAACAGCCATACTCAGCTCGCCATGGCGATTTCAACAGCCATACTCAGCTCGTCATGGCGATTCAAAACAAATTTGGTGGGAACATTGTTTACGATTTCACTTGGAGGTGTGATGATTGACATCCTATGGAACCTATGTCTAATATCTTTCGCCACATCTCTAATCAGCGCCTCAGTTGCTGAGGATGTATGGCTTTACAGAAAACAAATGATGTGAAAGAACTCTCAGGTTTTACCTCAGATATTTTCTCATGGGGTGGAATTATCGGTATCAACACAGGAAGCGGTGGATCTGGTAGTGGAAACACATATTCTTATGATGTAAAACTATGGCTTGACGACTTCCCGAAAATCAAGCAGAGAGTAGAAGAAGCTAAGCGTAACCAAGAAGATTTCTGTAAATTATTCAGTGAGAAGTCTCGAATTAAAGCAGAAGAAATCGAGTCAGACCAGTTTGTAAAAGAGCTTGATGCGGATATTCAGACTCTACGAGACCGGATTAAGGAGCTTCAGGTGCAGCTGACCAGGACATCAAAGCTGAAGCAAGAACGAATTGAGGTTTTGACAGCACCGCTGCAAAAGGAGGTTGACAAGATGTGGGAGATCACTGAGAATGATTTTGGTATCCCACGACCATATAACACTTTGTAAGGAGAAAGAAGATGATTCCAGCTACAAACCAAATCGTACTGAAAGCAATCAGCATTGACGATATCGGTGTAACAGTTGTAGAACTCCCACCCGGTACATATCTCATCGACGAGGAAGTTGTTACATCTCAGCTATCTTGGAATAGCCACAGTAGACAAGTGAGTGTAAAAGATGTAGAAAACATTCGGCAGATTATCAAGCGAAATATCTTGGTAAACTTCATTGATAAAGACGGGTGTGAATTAACCCCAGATGAATACGAACAAACTAAGTGTGGGCTAGAGAAGCATAACAATTACAACAATATCTTGGATGAAACAAAGTGGGATTCGCTAGAATCTGAGTTTGAATATCGTAAGTTTATGCAACGATGGAAGCCTGTCTACAAGGAAGAAACTTCTTACTCGGAGCCTTTGCTTGTAGATAAGACACACATTCGACAAGATACAGGTAATCCTTATATCGTTGCAGGCTTCTTGACTGGACGTGCTGGTGTTCCTTTGTACAGCTATTCACGTACAGCAGCGGTTGCTGGCTTACTTGAGAAGAAATTTGAAAGTCTTGGAATGGTGTTCCAACAGAATGTTAACTACGCTCAGACACAAGGGAAGCAGATCTGGGGAAATTCAACACACTCTGGCTTAGAGTATGTTACAGCCTTCGGTTCCTATATTATTGGTAAGGACCTTGTCAAGCGTACAGTGGGTGAGTTTAAGGGTTCGCTGGACCATCTGACTAAACTTTACGAAGAGGACAAACAGTGGATTGAAAATCATATCCAAACTCTGTACAATCTTCACTTCCGAAATGAAGCTGCTTCTGGTGTATTGCTATCTGAGGTGTACAAGCAAGCTAAACTTGTATTGACGTATGTGGGTACGATGGAAGTGAAGGTGAAATCGGAAACAAGTAAGCGAGAAGCCGTCACCCAGATTAATAAACTGATCGACTTAGTTAACAAAGAGATTTTGGAGAAATGACCAATCCTTTGTGGCATCTGCAAAAAGCAGAAATAAGTCTAGCCTGTTGGTACAGTGATGCTCAATGGTGGCTTGATATGGCTAAGCAGTTTGTATTTGCTAGTAAAGAATGTAAACAACTTTCACTACGTTGTAAGACTGAAGGTCTTGTTTGGTATGATCGGTATAAAATGATTCTTGATTGTAATCGTAAGATTGGAGTCACTTAAATGACAGTAAATGAATACTTTATGAAATACTACAACCCGACAAAAAGCGGAGTTAATAGGAAACATAAACTAATGCCTATCATTCAACACGGTTGATGCTTATCCTATGAACAAGTTATTTGTGATTGTCTTGTTATGGGATATAGCTTGTGCGTTGTTGAACCTCCGTGCGAGGCCCGTGTGAGCTTGTTTTAAAACCTAGAGGTACCGACTTATGCGAATCGAAACTATCAGCTACGTCAAAAAAAACGCCGCGACCTTGGATCTTTCCGAACCAATGGTAGTTACTCAAAATGGCCTTCCAGCCTATGTGATCGAGTCATACGCAGAACGTAAACGCAGAGATGAGGCTATTGCCTTGATAAAACTCCTAGCGTTTTCATCCCGTGACAAAGAGCAAGGAAAGCTTATTTCAGGTACTACCCTCTTGAGTCGGTTGGCCCAGCGTTGCCATCGATATCAAGAGGAAAATGATGCCAACATTTGAAATCCAGTACACCATTGGTTGTACGATTGCTGACCTTGAAAGATGCTCCGACGAACGGTAGTAGACAACACCTAGGCTATGACATATGATTCAACTCAAGAGGAACAGGAAGGCACTGAAGCCGAGCATTGTAGTAAGTGGTAATGCTGACACGAACACCGATGTCGCAATACGCTTCACAACATAGCGAAATTTCTAGCAATCCACTCTTTAGGTGAATAATATGAGCAATTCGATCAAAGCAGTAAAAGGTCGCTTCAGCGCTATCAATGGTACATCTGTTCGTCACGTATATTCTGAAGCTGCATATAAAACAATTCGTAGGGCTAATTAACAACACACATTAGGAGCTAAGGGAAGTATGGCTATTGGTAAGGTTTATGAGATTGATCTTGGGGAAGTAGAAGTGAGCTTCAATCCTTCACCACTTAACGTTGTAATGATGTTCTCGCTTGTAGCTGCTGAAAAGGTGGAGGGAAGCTTCCATCATGATGCAGAAAGTGACCATGATTATAATGGGTATGAGGATGTAGAGTGGCAGCTTTTGGGGGCAAAGGCTTTCTTTCCAGATGAAAATGCAGACTACGCTGGTGATTGGAAAGATTTGACAGATGAGCAAGTGGACGAGCTTGATACCACTTGTCAAGAAAAGATTGAACAAGAATTGTGGCGAATCTCGCAAACTATCTTCAGTGAAGCAGACGCAGCATAAGAATTCACAGCCCCTTCATTGGGGCTTTTCTTTGCCTAAAATTCAGTAAATTCTTGTTGACACAGCTTCCAGCTTCCTTCATAATTCCTGACATCAAGACAGAACATAACTCACTGAGGGGCACAGAATGTCACTAGGATTCATTGTTTGGCTAATCATCTGCATGATTGCTTTGCTAAGCTGGGGAATTGTAGCAGTGTTAGCTGTACGAAACACCCAGATCACTGGAAAGCTTACCCTTGAGGAAGTGCTTGCCCCATTATTCTTGAGTATGCTATTCTCTTGGCTTACCTACCTTACTTTTCCTTTTGAGGTGATTATTAAATGAATAAACTTATTGCAGTTTTGAATCAGCCTAAGTTCGACCTTACTGAGCTTCCATTGCAGGTAGTTGACAAGGAGTCTATCCAGATACTCAGACTAGACAACCGAGCAAAGAACTCCCTAAATTCTGTACTTGATACGGACTTCATAGCTGTCTATAGGAGTACTGAAGACTACCGAATTCAGTGGAATGCACAAGATCTTAACTGGGGTGATGAGCACGTCCTCCTAATCACTTCAAAAGGCGGCTTGGTGCGCATGAGTAACTCCGAATGGGCGTCCTTTGAGAGGGTGATTACCAAATGAAAATGAAATCTTGCACAGCAGAGGAATTCTCCTGTATCATGTATGCTGCTGAAGGGTTACAGACACGCTCTGAAGGTGGAAATTCTCACAAAACGTTGTATTGGGAACGTGTGATGAATGGAAAAGGCTGGAGTGTTGTTGGTATTGAACGCCGAGTGAATGGTGAGTATACTTGGGAAGTACCTAATTTCTTGTATGAGGCTTACATTAAATGAGTGTCTGGTCTGAGGTTTATGGGACAATCAAGACAGCTAAAGGCTTCTCTTTGAAAAAGTATACAAAGGACTTGCTTTCATTGGAGTACTCTCTTACAATCACACCAAAACAGTTCTACGATGAATTTCAGTTGAGTGTTTGTCTTGATGGTAAGTGTGCAATTGATACCTTAAGTGCGTGGTGTGAAGGTGTTCAAGGTACACTGGATGCCGAAATTAAAGTGAGAATATTGAAGTGAACGCACGAGAAGAGGCGATTGCAAGTATGCCAAAGGTCTTGGAGCTACAGCTCTTAGTCAGCACTTCGTACATTGGGAATGGAGGTACTCTTCTGAGATCAGTCAAGAAGACAGAGTATACCAATTGACGATCCTAGAAATCCAAAGTAAACTGGACACACCAGAATGCCTCCTAGGAGAAGTGAAATGACTAAAACATGGGCTTACTCTGTACAATCTAAGCTTGAGACCGAAGGCTTCACCATCAACAAACGAGATTGTGATGGATATTGGCAAGTATTGCTAGGCGGTGAGATGGTGAGTCATTCACGCTCTAAGGGTGACTTGCTTCGTCGGATGTCCAATGAATTGGGAGTGGACTAACGTCCCATGAAACACTCACAAGCATTTGAGCAGCTATATCACGCTCACACAGATATGTCCATTGAGGACATCGAAGCCGCACGTCTATCTAATGGAAGCTACAGTCTTCCTAACCTATCAGCAGCATATCATTGGTGGTTGACTGGTTGTATAGATGGTGTCCTTAGCAGGATTAACATGAATACAATGGAATTTAAGAAGGAGAAAACACAATGAACAAGAAACTAGCTCGGGTAAGCAGTGCATCACTAAACATTCTGGACCTAGGAATTTTAACATTCTGGGTACACGTAGACTACGAAGACGGCTGCTCGCAAGGTGTCGGTGGTTTTGCGTTAGATCAGTGGAATAAAGATGCGGAGACTCGACAAGGAACCGTCTATGGGTGTGAACTTATTCGTCAAGTACTGACACTCTTTAAGGTGAACGACTTCAGTGAGATCAAAGGTCAGATGGTTTATGTTCTTGGAGAAGGTAGTGGGTTGACTTTTACTCCAAAAGGGTTTGAGCGAATTAACCTGGACAAAGAGTATAAATCAACAGATATTGTAGATTTTGTAAAGCTCGCTGAGGAATTTATGGACTGACTGCTAACCTTACTCTTGCAAAACAACGTGGTTTGTCTGAACAGGCTATCCAATACATTGACCAACTTCACGACTTGCTTGAGAAGCTGGTTGTAAGCTACACTCTCGATGTAGACTACCATGAAGCGCTTAAGCTAGTGGAGAGTGTCGAGTTTGACCTGCAACGACTTTGGAAATTTTCAGAGGATCGTCGATACCACACATGGCGTCACAAGCTTGCTCAACGATGGATGGGGCTGACTTGGGTCGGGCGTACATTCCGTTGTCAGTCATCGTACAAGCTGTATACGTTTACAAAGTGGGACATCCAAGAACGGAAGCTAGTACCTATCGGCGTGTCAGGGTTCATTGATCTCGGAGTAGCTGGCGGTTATCATCGTATTGTTGGTAACATTGTAGAAGTGACTAAAGAAAATCTTAAGGAGAAAGTAGCATGAATAAAGACATAGAACAGCTTCTGATGAAGCAGCTTGGAGTATTTAAGCAAGAGATGGCTCACGCTGCTGAGAAGACTATCAAAGACCTATACTGTGATGTCCTACCATATGTACTATCTGACGCTGAGCAGAATATGGCGAGTGTTGTCTCCGAACTCCTCCAGAAGATTCTAGTTGGAGATTTTGAGGTAAAGGGAGAAGGCGCTAACTGGCAATTTCAAGTGAAAGACTCAAAAGGGATTCAACACTTTATCTCTGCCTCTGAGTATTCGAACGAGAAATTAATGAGCGTTGAGCTTTTGTATGAGAAGGCCAGGAAACACATGGGCGCGACGGAAGAGGAGCGCCTACGAAAAGCGCGAGCCCGTACCTTCGTGATGACCAGAATCCTAGCCAAGCAAGCCAAAGCCCAAGCCGTGACTGATGAGATGCTTGCTCGTACCTGCAACCTCTGAGTATTCGAACGAGAAATTAATGAGGGCTTTATTTGATGCAAATCCTCAAGCAGCACGGACTACCTATCACACTCAGCTTGAAAATGAGATTGAACGCCTCAAACGACAACTACAAGGTGCTTATCGGAGCTACTAAGAATGACTATCGAACCAATCGGAACAATCGTAGAACGTAAACTAGACGGGAACCGAGGTACATATCTTGAAGGTGTAATCTACGCGACAGGCGTCGTAACCGGAACAGCAAAATGTGGAACGCTGTTGTATTCAGAGTATGATGTTTCTAAACTAATTGCTGAACGAGATGCCCTCCTTGAGCGTCTTGAATTTGATTGGGATGACTGTCGCTAATGAACACAGAACAGCTTGTACGAATTGTAATTGAGAATCTTCGTCCTAATATGGCTGAATATGCAGATGATCGTAAATTCCACTATTGGATGGAATATGACTTCGCTGCTCTTGGGCTAATGGAAATTCTTGAGATCCAAGGAATTACCGGACTTGTCAAACAAGTGAATAGCATGATGTCTCGTTACTTCTCTCTGGATGAGAAACACCATTGTGCAACAGACGTAGCCGAGACATTATTGTCCTTGTGTCCAGAAGAGTTTACTGGTAAATTTGTATTTAATTAACCCGAGATGGAGATCTATCATGGAAAAGCAATATCTGATTGACAAAGGATTCACACTGGAGAGCTACCCAGATGGGAGTTTCTGGATTCTTCGTGCTGATGATGGAGTTTTTATGCAGATCACAGAAGACTTACAGAATATTACATTCTGTGATAATGGTTGGGTTGAAGATAACCTCACATTCCAAGATGTACAGCACTTCGTTGACAACATCAACCAATACAAAGAAGTATAAGGAAAGTAGTAGAAATGCAAAACGTTGTTTTTGGCAAGAAACACAATGACATGAAAGCTTCACGAGCGGTTCCTTTTGAGAAGACTAAGAAAAAGAATGATTGGCAATTTGAAGAGAATCAGAGTAAAGTGAAGAAGAAAGACAAATACCGACGAGACACACGACAGAAACAACGTGAGACTAAACGAGATAGTACTAGCAAAGGAGATGTGTGATGAAGTTTGATGTGCGTATTGATGAGGATATAGAAATCACTGAGATTGTATTTGGTGATATTGATCCGGCTTTCTATGTAAATACTGTGATTAAACGTTGGGGTCAAAATAAGGTCTTTATCGTTAGTGATAATGATGTTGAGGTTGGTATTAAAGATAAGGAACATGCGGAGAATCTTATTAAAGCGCTGCAGAAAGCTATTGAGATTGGTTGGCTGAAGTAGTAACAAATATGCCCTCTTAATTGAGGGCTTTCTTTTATCTAGAGAATATGTGTACAGATGCCACTACAGGCGTGTTTCAGAATTTCATAAAATGAAAATTAATTTTAAAATTATTACGTCATTACCATACAGGGGTATTTTGCATTCTTGGGAAATGGAATCTGGAATTTCATATCAAAATGAAGATTTCATTTTTAATTCATAATTCCCATTGGGGGTGTTTTCAGATTTCCCAAATTTCGATTTTCAATTTATGCAGAATGCGAAATCTCGATTCTTTGGTCTGAATTTCGGCCATTTTTAGAGGCTTCTAGCCTCTCAGGTAGGCCCAGAATTGCCCGTTTCTGAGTCCTGTAGCAGCGTTTGAGCCACGTTTTGAGGCTTACCAATAGCTACCCATAGCCTTGAGCCTAGAACGCCTCAAATCGCGTCACAGAGGCTTGTGGAAGGCAGTGGCTTTCACCGGGCAAAGCGAGTCCCGTCCAACATATGGCATTGTTATAAAATAACGCTGATTTGCAGGGTAATTTCCTAACAGAAAACCTATCAGGCACTCCCTAGCCGACCGTTATCGGCAAGCTATGGGCGGATTATAGTTAGATGACGCTAGCAAGGCAAGCACTTTGTTTACCAATCTTATTGTCTAGCAAGGTTTATGCCAGCTTAGAATAACGCCCACTCGCCACGTCTTGTACTCCCGTATCAGCGCTTTCGCGTTTCGTTCCGGCAGAATCAATATAGCAAAGCCTGGTTTGCTTCGCAAGCGTTTCCCTGGAGTATCCTGGTGGCTTCGCCCTGGTGGCTTCGCCCTGGCTTACCTGGTAATTTAAACGTCTCACTTGTTGACATTCAGGAGACGTTCATGCTATTCGCACACGCCCGTTCTGTTAATAGTGGACATCACCAGGATGATTGGGTGTTTATGGCTCTATGCCATGTGTGACATTGTCTGTCTTGCCTGGGCGCTGTGGAATTAATTTAGGAAAAGGTATTGACGTACCCTCTGTGGCGTGTAGAATTGCCAACCATAGGAAGCGACAACGCTTCAAACATAGATAGAGGTTTTACAATGGACATTCAAGAGCAAGCAAAGATTATCCGTCGTGAAGGTCAGTATATTACCCGCGTGGAAGGTGAAACAGACAAAGGTTTTGAATCCACCTTTGAAGTAAAATGGCAAGGTGATTTGTGGACTATTATCATGCTTAATGGTGAAGTAATTTCTTTGGACAAAGCAAACGACAATGGTTTGTCTGTCGAGCTAGCTCATCGTAAAGCAGTAGGTCAGAATCCGGTCAAGGTAAATCAAATGGAGGCCACGCTCAATGCTATTGGTTATACGCTGGATCGAAACAAAGACTGCTGGAGTCAGAATCGTTGGGTTACGGGTGATCGTACCGGTGAAAGCTTTCCTGCAATAAATACCGGCGTAAGGGAATTGGATAGTGGCTTGTGTGCCTGGAATGTAGACGCACGTCGTGACAATAATTTTAAGACTTTGCAAGAATTACGCCAAAGCTTGTTTGCAGTGGTGAGGGGTAAAATTCTGCAAATCTAACGCTTGACCTAGACAAAGGCGCCTTGTAAGATAGGCGCTATAGCAAACAAGATTCAAAGGCTACAAAGAAATATCCTAAAATAGCTTGACAGACACACCAGACAAGCTAGAATGAGCCACATAACAAGGCGAAAGCCTTACACTAAAGCGAATGGAGAATACCAGAATGACGATAGCCGCCGTTGCCTCGAAAATTGTAGAAATCAACATTGATATGGATTATATCCAAGAATGTGGATTCACCACAGTAGGTGAAGTGTACAATGCAGAGTTTGGTTATAATGGTTTATCCGATAAAGCCTGCAAGGACTATCTCCAAGGTCTGCCGAGTGTCTGCACTGTTCCTTTTGAAAACTTTAAAATTCTTGAGGTACTAGAGGCGTATGGTATCCGAGGGAGAACGGAAAGGGCTCAGGACGTCTTGATTGAAAAGTACTGGAATGCTTGTGGTGCAATTCTGCATAAAATGATCCGTCGTGGTAAATAAATAATTTTAACAGGATGCCTTAGAAAGTGTTTAACAAGGCTGGGGCATCCGATTAAGATTGTTCAGATCAAGCAAGACCAACGCCACATTGGCAAATTTCCTAAACGCTCCAAAGGGTGATTAAAATGCTGAAATTCGATATCGCTAACGTTGTCTCTTTCCGTGGTTATGATGTTCGTGATGGTGAAGTGAGTCTAACCAATGACGAGTATTCGGAATACCTGACCGAGTGCTACGGCTATGTAAAAGTATGTGGTTATGTATATGCAAGCGGTAACATTCTCGAATCTCAAGACCCTGTAGCTTTCCGTTGTGCCAAGAGTGATTATGAATCGGAAATTCAATCTGAACTCGAAACTCAGCTGGAAAATCTGGACGATACAGACATTGAATTTGATGATGAAGACTTGCCAGAAAGTGACGAACAAGAAGAATAACAGTTAATTGCTTATAGCCATTCTTTAGTGAGGAATGGCTATTGTCAAGAAGTCTGTTAACAAATAAATGGAGTGAAGATATCATGGCTAAATTTAATGGCGTCACTTTGACCGCTGAAACCATTGAAGCGACACGGCGGTGGTTTGCTGATAACGATCAGGCCTGTATCGATGAAGTTGTGAGTGGTCAAGTTCGAGTAAACGACTTACCTTCATTTATTGAATGGAAGAAACAAAGCATTGCAGACGGTTTGGTTGGAAAGTGGGACCATACCTTTGCATTCCTACAACGTGCTTATTTCATTCAAACTGGTGAATCTGTCGCATTGCTTCCATAAAAGAGAAACAAGCATGACGCGTCTATACAACGTTGTAGCTGTTATTGAGTACCCAGGTATGGCGAATCACGGTAAGAAGGTTTATCTGTCGGATATATCGCGTCCAATGACGCACAAAGAAGCTTGCACGTTCTTATCAAAGCTGACTAAGTACCCTTGGCGTCGTAATATGCTAGAAGAGGTAGTAGTGTGAAAGTAACAATTACCCTAGATAGGTATGATGGTTCACAGGGGAAGTCGGTCATGGTAAACCTGGAAACCTTCCCCATTCGAGATTTAATCTACTCTATGATGGAAGCGGATGTTTGTGGGTTCACTGTGACCAAGGATATCAGCGCTGGAAAGCTTATCAGGGAAATGGATAAGCTTAGAGGTGAATCAGAATGAAACAACGCAAGCTAAGCAAAGAAACGCTATCCCTACGCCAGACGCTGGATGTTTTAGTAGCTTCACAAGGCACGCAGGCTTTCAGTGTGCGAGACTTAGACGCTACGCTGAAGATACAGGGTATCTCTGTAGATACACGATCTATCGGTAATGACCTAATGAGGCGGGAACGCTTGCATTGGCTCACTAGTGAGATTGGCGAGTCTCAAGGGGAACGTGGTAGACCGTGCCGGATGTACAAACTAATTCAGGCTCGCTATGAATGGCTAGCACGACAGAAAGAATCATCAAACAAGGTTGACGACAACTAGTCTTGAGCTAAGCTTTGTTTATGCAATGGAATGCCTCATATGCAAATTAATTTCATAGCTGGGGTGTTATCATGCATAAAAAGGAATATGCAGCACACAAGAAGGCTTTGGTGGAACGTGCTATGAGGCTAAGCATTGAAGGCTTGCAGCACGCCATCATTGGTGAGCTACAGAAAGCTAGGGATGATGAACCCATGTCCTACCTTACCTTCGATGCCATGACTATAGCGCTTGAGCGGAAAATGGGCAATAAGGCTTTTCTTGATTGGCAAACTAAGCTGTAAATATTTTGAAGAAAGATCTTGACTGGTTTTTTAATTCACGTATACTGAGCCCATCAGAACGAAACACAACTCAGGAGCTAGAAAATGGAAAGCACAATCAAAGAGCTATACGAAGTGGCTGTTGAGTATGTATCTAACCCCGAAGACTGCAGCAACCAACAAATTGAAAATGCCTTTACTGTCATTGAGCTGATCGAAGATGGTAAACACCAAGAAGCTTTAGATGTTGGTTTGATATACTGATAATGGCGACCTAAGCCCCTTAATTGGGGCTAAGTCAGTAAAACCACGAAGGAATAGTCGCAATGATCTCCCTAGTAATGCTCAATCTTTGCACCTACGCAAGCTGCCAATCCTATGTTGTAGACAAGGCTGAAACAAAAGAAGACGCCTATCTCAACATGGAAGCTATCAGCGACGATATAGCTACCGCCTGGGCTGATAAGCATAGCGAAAAGCCTTTACAAGCTTTCTTGGATAAATATAATATCCAGGAAGATACACGATTCATTCTTGATTATGATTTCACTGTTGAAACAGATAAGGAATAACTAACAATGAATTTTCACAAGATGTTCACAGTATCAGCTAAAGATGCTTTCACCTTTGCACAAGAGCTTGCAAACAAGGCTATTCGCTGCAAGCTATACAAAGAAAATAGTGTTTGGATAGTGGAACCTAATTAAGATGAAACTGACACTCGGTGCATGGTTTTTCATTGGTTTTGTGATTATCTCGCTTGTAACCAGTTGCTTAGCTATGTATAATCTGATTATTGGCTAGACAGACTTACCTAGGAGAAACAAAATGGCTAATAAATTTGTAGCTTGGACTCATTTTCGTGATGGTTGCCCAGTATACGCAACAGATAAGCCTGGTTGTGACGGCAGGACTAAGAGTAAAGTAACTCCGAATTCCGACTGGGGCTATGGTTCTCTTGAGAATGCTCTACATATGTCGGAGTACGAATGTCAGCAATTTTGCAAGTATCAGAGTGATGTTGGGCGGCAAGGTTTCTTTTCTCGTGTGTAGTAAAGCTTAACGCATCCAACAAGGTGCGTAATAGTCTAGCACACAAACACAGCAAGCTCGGAGAAAGAAAATGTCTACAAACACCTTGATCGTTATCGGCGTCATTGCTGGAGTTGGATTAGTGGGGCTTGCGATTGCTGGTATTTACGGGATCAATTTCTGATATTCCTCATTGTCACATTAGCCCCATAACTGGGGCTTTATTATGCCCGTAAATCCTCTTTATCCTATCATTGGCTGACCTATTAGCCACGCTAGTACTTAAGACAGGCAAACGTACTGCCTGTAAGCTATCGTTGTTTTAGGGTATGAAAATGCCTTACAAATAATCGGATATTTCCTAAAATAATGCTTGCGTGGTTTGCTGATTCAGGTAGAATGACAGCCATAGGGAAGCAAAACAGCTTCTCACCAAAGCAAGGTACCACAAAATGATCTTAATTATAATCCTCGTTCTTCTGTTTACTTTTGGCATGGTTGCAGAGTTTGCTCTGGAAATAAAGGCACAAAAAGAGCAAGAAGAACGCGCAAGGAAATATCTTGCTCAGCCTTTGGTTTGGTGTGAAATGC